GGTGATACTGGAGACCTTGGAGCGACAGGAGATACTGGCGACCAAGGAGCAACTGGCGATACGGGTGATACTGGAGACCTTGGAGCGACAGGAGATACTGGCGACCAAGGAGCAACTGGCGATACTGGAGAGGTTGGTGCGACAGGTGACACGGGCCCACAAGGCGACACAGGTGCACCTGGCTCAGCAACGGATACGGGAGCAACCGGTGATACAGGCGATACGGGTGATACGGGCGCCACAGGCGATACGGGTCCTCAAGGCGATACGGGGCCGCCTGGCTCCGCAACAGATACGGGAGCAACAGGTGCGACAGGTGATACTGGCTTTACAGGCGATACAGGGCCGCCTGGCTCCGCAACAGATACGGGAGCAACAGGTGCGACAGGTGATACTGGCTTTACAGGCGATACAGGGCCACCTGGCTTTACAGGCGACCAAGGAGCGACCGGCGATACGGGTGATACGGGTGACCAAGGTACAACAGGTGATACTGGACCGCAAGGCGACACAGGTGCACCTGGCTCAGCAACGGATACGGGAGCAACCGGCGCTACAGGTGCTACAGGCGATACTGGTCTACAGGGTGCAACGGGTGATACAGGAGACCAAGGAGTAACAGGCACAACAGGTGATACAGGCGCAAATGCTCCGAATTCACTCGTGACCGAAAACTTTGTTGTCGCAGTAGGAGGTGGAGATAATCGCCTCGTATATTCGTCGGATGGAATCACGTGGACTGCGTCCACTTCTGGAAATTCGCTCTTCACCACGCCTGGTGCAACAGTCGCTTGGAATGGAGCCCTATGGGTTGCTGGATCTAACCTTTCAGGTGGAGGAACAAATAGTGTTGTGTATTCCGCGGATGGGATCAACTGGACTGCGTCCGCTTCTGGAAGTGGGTTGCTAACCTCAGTCTGTGTAACAATAGCATGGAATGGAATACGATGGGTCGCTGGAGGAAATGGAAGCAGTCAGGTAATTTATTCATTGGATGGAATAACATGGACGGATTCTGGGGATGCAGCATTCAATGGAGGAATGAATGCGGTCGCATGGAATGGAACACGATGGATCGGTGGAGGCTATGGAGACAATCGCCTTGGATATTCGTCGGATGGAATCACATGGACGGGATCATCTTCTGGAAATAGCATTTTTACAACGGGTTGTAAGGCTATCGTATGGAACGGCACAAAATTGGTAGCAGGAGGTCAAGGAACGAATACCCTCGCCTATTCTTCGGATGGAATCACATGGACTGCATCGGCTTCTGGTACTGCGCTATTCACTACCAGTGTGTATGCGGTTGCGTGGAATGGCAGAAGATGGGTCGCAGGAGGTCAAGGGACAAATCAACTTGCGTATTCAGCTGATGGAGTCACATGGACAGCATCCGCTTCTGGTAATGCGCTATTTGCAAACTATTGTGAAGGGCTCGCATGGAATGGCACACGATGGATCGCTGGTGGAGATGAAGTGATCGCATATTCTTCCGATGGGATAACATGGACAGAGTCAACTTCTGGAAGTAGCCTGCTCACATCCTATTGTAGCGCTATCGCATCACGCCGTGTATTACCCTATGTGGGAACAACACCCGTTAGTGCAGCCCGATTCGTAGGCCCCACCGGCTCCATTCTATTCTCGCCCAGCGGCACAGACCCCACAGGCTCCACCGGCCTCACCTACAAGGAAGGCCCCACAGGGCCTGTTATGACTCTTAAAGGCGACTTGATCCCCTCCGAACATGATATATACAGCCTCGGCTCCACGGGCACGAGGTGGCAAGATATTTACGTCTCCACCGGCTCCATCCATATTGGCAACGCCACTCTCTCCGCCACAGGAACGTCCATCATCTTCAACGGCGACCTCATCCCTGCGACGGCAAACACGTTTTCTCTAGGAAACGCCGATAATCTTCTGAAATCTATACATATTGGACCCGGCACAGTCTTTATCGGACCCACAGGAACGCTCGGCAACGACGACAACGGCATCATCTACAGTCAGTACGGTTTTGCTGCGCCGAATATCGCTCTTGGTGCGTCCATTCCTGGCGCAACGGGGAACGTGGAAGGCGGTGTGCGTCTAACGCTGACGGGAACAACCGGCCCTATCCAATACCAGCATATAGGTACCGGTGGAGTGGCTACAGGCCCCGTCTATACACTACTCACATCTGATACACAGAACACAGGACCCACAGGACCCACAGGACCCACAGGACCACAAGGCATTCCATCCTCCTTTACAGGCGCACTTCAAGGCTCTACGGGACATATAGATATAGGCACTAGTGCCACACCTATTGGTTCAACAACAATTACAACAACAACTACGGGGCGCATCTGGGCCATTGCGACATTCGATGTAAATTCTAATTCCAATCAACTTCACACCTTGAGTATCTATATGACCATCGATTCTGATACGTCACCTACGTACACACACCCTATACAACAGGATTCCATACACTATAGTATAACACATCACTATCGCAGCACATCTCATGCTCCAGGCACATACACAATTACTCTCTATGGCTCAGGCGACAGTACGGTTTTCACTATAGACTCCATACAATTTTTCAGTATGTCTTCATTGGTTTAACGGCATGTGCTGGTAACTTAAACATATGACGGTACGACCCTCCACATAACAATATAAAAACGGCGGTTAAAGAACTGCTGTTTTTATATGACCAGTCAATTAGTATGATTACGTTTAAAAATCCAGAGGGATATTCCAGAAAAAAAAGAAAAGTTTTTTCACGGAAAAAGGTCTATCTTGGCGGGCAAATTATTAATGCTAATACGATAGAAACATATGTCTACGTAAACTTAGTATTGACAAACTCTAACGGGGCGACAGGTAATACAATTCAGGTTGTAAATATCTCAAATCGGCTAGTAAAAAATATAATAACAGATACTCCCGGTAGTGTAATTCTAAGTGTTGACCCATCCCTATCAACTTTAAAAGATTATACCCTATTTGGATATAACGGTACTTCTTGGAAAGAAATTATACCGAATAATATTGACAGGGGAGGAAACTCTGTTACACTCTACGGAAATGTTAAAGGAATGTTGATAAGAAAGCAACGTAGGGGAGATGACACAATGGCATCTCTAGAGGTAAGTATTCCAGTCCCCGTATCCACCTACGGAAACATTATGCAGTTTGTCAATATATCCAGTTCCAATTTTCCAGATTTTACACTGAATCCCTCCACAGACACATTTTCCGCAAACGTATATATTCAACTCGTATTTATTTCAACTGAGATAAAAAATACCGGTTGGAGTCCATCATATATACCTGGTTTAAGTTTATGGCTGAACGCAAATGAGCCAGGAAATAGCACATTCACTCCGAATTCTGGTGTAAAAATGTTGAATTGGACAGATAAATCAGGAAACAATAATCATGCAACAGCTCAAAATGATACAGCCCCCGTCTATAGAAGTTCACCTAATGGTGAAGGTATGGGAATGTATTTCAACGGTTCCACATTTTTTAAAGGGAATATGAGAAACACGGGAAAATATTCGTATACATTTATTGTGGCTAGACCTGATACAAATAATATTCCGACAGGGCGCCTTTTAAGTTTAAGTGCTTCATCCGTAGATGATTCTTCTTCAAATGCATACATAGGAATTTCTGGAAATTCGGGGATGCTTCAACCCAATATAAAAGTGGCCGTAATGGGTATAACGAGTACAACCAATCCATGTATAAAATACTGTATACTCTCATCAACATCAACAAATTCAAATCTTCAATGGACAAATGCAAATGATGCGTGGACAAATGGCGCTTGTTGTAGTATTGCATATGGTATGGGTATGTTTGTTGCAGTTGGTTATAGCGACTCATACGGTGTTATAAAATACAGTTACAATGGTATTAATTGGATATCTGCAGTTATGGCAGAACCATATAATATTAATTATGGATTTTTCTATTATACATCGCAAAGTGAATCTTTATATGGTAACGGTGGTATAAGAACAGTAATATTCACAGGCTCTATGTGGATATGTGGGGGCTGTAGTAGTAATGCTTGGCGAGAAAATTCGTTCAGGAGTGTTCCCGGTATTGCATATTCTTATGATGGAATCAATTGGATTGTGAACCAAACATCGCTTCCATTTTCAGGAACTGGCGACTGTATTCGAAGTATTGCAAGTGATAGAAATCTTATTATACTCACTGGATATTTAACTCCATCAATGGCCTATTCATATGATGGAATAAACTGGTTTCCTATGACAATAGGTGTTAAAACATTAAGTCAGGTTGGTAATAATAATAATACAGGTATTCATGCTATTGCATATGATCCCAAATTAAAACTCTGGATTGCAGTTGGAGATGGTGGAAACCCAAACATTGGAGCCAATCAAGCAGTATCGTATTCAGAATCTGTAAAGAAAATTATATGGAGTAAAGATGGGTTTAAATGGAATTCAACAAAACCCGATGAAGAAATTAGTATAGTCTCATTTCAGCGAGAGAGTAACTATACTGGAGTTTTTTTAAGAAGGATTCTTCCAGTATTTTTAAATAATAATACACACCTTCTTATAAGTGGACCAGCATTATCGAGAAGAGGGGTGGAAGCGGTAAATGGACCAATTGTTTCACGACTTTCGAATACAAGTCTATATGGATTTCATTTAAATGGATATTTTATTGGGAACTTTCCAGTAAACGGAAATAGCCCTGCAGAAGTTTCTGCCCTTTATACTTATAATAATAGGATATATTATGGGCTTCAAAATCCATCGAGTAACTCATATCTGATTTCCTCATCAATATCATCTGATATAGAACAGCCATTTTGGACAAATATTTTTGCTAAAGATACAAGTATTACTTCCGCTGTAAATGTAATTGTAGATAATACCTCTGGAAATCTGGATTGTGTAGGAAATATTCATTTAAACAAAACTACTATTACATCTGGTGTAAATGACGCGGATAGAACAAAACCATTTTTAATATCTGCTTGGGAAGATAGTTTAAATACGTGCGTTTCAATAAATGGCAGTCTTGTACCAACTAATAAAATAAATCCTGCTAGATTTAATATATCTTCATATATGATTGGCAAAAACAATGGAACAATATACAACAAATATATTGGCTATATCTACGAAATTATAGTATATAATACCTTACTTTATTCACAGTCAAAATTTGCGATAGAAGGCTATCTCGCGTGGAAGTGGGGGATACAATCATTACTTCCAAAAACACACATGTACTATAATAATGCGCCATCTAAATTTGCTTTAAGTCTATCATTACCAAAATATTTTTCGGATTTACAGCCAATTTTGTGGTTAGATGCTCAGGACCCGAATGCAAATGAATCGTTTGCACCAGATGACCGTACGTTCATCAGTACATGGTATGATAAAAGTGGTAATAAAAATGATTTAACTGCTCCGGTAGGTTCTGAACCAATGTACACAAGAAACATAATTTCCGCTGGAGGTTTACAATTCAATCGCTATCCTTATAAATCTATGAGTTATATACCACTTAGTTCTACAGTAGATAATAACTCTGACAGTGACACATCGAATTATATTAGAGGAACTAAGGGCCGTTTTAATAACAAACCATCGTTGTGGATTTCCGGGTTTGGTTCAGTAGGGGGGGGGAACTTTACTTGGGATAGTACGTACGACGCGTTTAGTTTTATATATATATCTGGCACGAGAGATACACCATGTAAACTTTTTCAATACGACGAAAAAAATCATCAAATACGAGTATTATTTTCCTGTTTTTTAATAAACGATTATGCAACAGGTTCAACTTATGTTAATCCAACCAATGGTTATATTTTTTTTAGTATTGGAGCATGGGTCAGTGAAAATATGCCATTTGTATGTTTAATTCCAGATTCATTTCCTACAACACCAAACACATCATATCCGACACTTGTGGTTCGTGATGTAATCTACACTAATCCGAACACAGGTACTACTACAGTATTAAAAGGGGTTTCATCTCGATTTGTTGTAGATAATAATGGAAATATATATATGTATTATTCTTCAACTAATAATGGTAACAGCCCACTTTATATAATTCCGTCAACAGAATTTACGACTGAAAAACTCAATAACATATCTATTCAAGAATTTAATACGAATATGTGCTTAAATATGATCATTGGGGGCGGCGTGGTCGGAAGAATATACTATATAAAAGAAAATAATTCTATAAGTTTGAATACTTCTCCGTACATGAATTCTATCGGGCGCGAGGTTATTTATTTAAATACTTTAGCAATATTTGAAGGTTCTATTACTGATAATATATTAAGTGTTACTAATATTATTTCTGGAACAATACAACTTTATTCGTCTATTAATGTAGAAGAATTTCCCGATGATGCAGGTGCAGCAACCTATATTAGAATAATTATAGAACAACAACAATCAGGTCAACCGGGTGGGGTTGGTGTTTATAGGCTAAACAGGAGAGAAAATACGGTATCTAATTATACTAAATTTATATCTGTTCGTATATGTGTTGAAATGTCTACAGGAGGGGCCTCCATTACCAGCACTAGTAAAAATACGCTCGATGGTTTAATGGATTTAAGTAGGTCTCCAAACGATGCTCTTACAAACACAGCAGGTCGTTTAAATTCTGTCCAATATAGAATGAATAGTTTTGATTCAAAAACGTCAAATATGTTTATGACAGAAGGCCATGAAAATCAATATAGATTAAAAAGAATAAATTTATTAACTCGACAAGTTACAACTATGGCTGGTGCCATTAATCGAGTAAATACTAGCACTATCTTTCAAAGACAAGAGATAACTTCGGAAAAATTTCCTTTAGAGCATGGAGTTTTTAATAATTTAAATCAGATTATATATGATACAGTCGGGAATAGTGAAAACGCTCCAAGTCTCTATCAGTCTTTAATTATAGGGAATGAGTATGCATATATTGGAATAAAAAACTCAAGTGAAACGCTTTTACAAGTAGCAAGAATAAATAATTTTAGAGCAAATCCGAGTTGTATGTCTGGCCCATTATCTTTGACTGGATCATCTGTATCCGTCTTTATTGTCTATTCAAACACAAATACTAATAAAGAAATAATGCCACATAGGTCAGATTGGAATACTCCTGTAATAAGTTTATCATCTACAGCGGATTACTGTGTAATTATAGGTGAAATTATTAATACTACACTTACTATTTCATCGATTATTTCTGGAGTAGTACAAATAGGAGCAACAATAAATACACCTCTAGGCGGATTTATATCATCATACGTATCAATAAATACGTATAAAATAAGTATAATACAATATGTTCCACTAGGAACAAAAATTACATTATCAAACGGTATTGGTAGATTTTATACTGGAAATGAAAATGCAGATAACGGCCCCACTCGTGGCATAGATACAATAAGCAATAATGCTATATCATTGTATACAAATATGTATAATTCTACTGTATACCGTAATAATATATCAAATAGCGTTTCAACTATGCAGCTGTCTCCACAAGATGTACCTGGAAGTGGTATACTTACAACATTCACAGGGGGAATATCTCCTAAAATAGGGGATAACAATATCGTCACAAATATTGGACTTCTTACAGTAACAAACGTACGTTCTGGAGTAATTCAAATTGGTTCAATTATAAATATTCCCTCTAAACCAAAAGTGACCAAATACGGGACTACAACAAACGGGCTTATTGGAACATATGAATTAGACTGTGTAGTGAATGTTCCTACTGGAACAGTTATGACTTCAAGTATGCCTTCTGTAATTCCTGATATAGTATTTTTTGATTCTTCTCCATCGTCGGTGAATACACGTTTAAATGGGGTTGTATCAACTACCTCAACAACTACCTCAACAACAAGTTCGTTTCCTACATTCAATGTAACATCTATTGGAATTGGCCTACAACCATCGAATATATCTAGAGTACCAAGCCTTTTACCGAATTACTTTTTTGATGGAACAATATGCGAAGTTATTATTTACAATACAAATTTGACAACTGACTTATTAAGATTGGAACTAATTGAGGGATATTTGGCTTGGAAATGGGGTGTTCAAAGTAAACTTCCCTTAACACATCGCTTTAAATATTCATCACCGAACGAGTATATACCCTATCCTGCGACTCCTATAAAATCCGTTACTTTTAGCAATATTTTAGACTACGGGTTTACCGTTTCATGGTCTGGTGGAGATAACGCAATGTCATATACATATACTCTAACTCCATTGCCAACTAGAAGAATATCAATTAAAGATTATGGGGTAGAGAAAAAAACCGCAATTATATATGGATTAAACCCAAATACCCCCTATTCACTGGTAATTACAGCAAATAATTTGATAACAACACAAAGCTCAGCTAGTGCGAGTGTTACAACCAGGATTTATACAGCTACTTTGTGGGCTGGAAGCGCAACACAAATTACAGGAACAACAATTGGTAATAATGTTGATAAAATACTCGCAACGTTTCCTGGTCAAATATTTGGTATATTTGATAATTATAATAATTTCTTTTTATTGGAAAGTAATTTAACTGTACCTGAAAACCAACGCGGTATTCGTGTAATATTAAACAATGGTTTTATACAAACATTAAACATAATAAGCGGTAATGACCTTTTACAAACTGGAAATACAAATAGAAGAGGGATAACTATTGACGATAATGGAATTCTGTATATAAGTATTAATTATAGAATTCTAAAAATTACACCAAGTGAATATCCATTTACACAAAATGCTTCTGGATTTATAACTACTACTTGGAGTGTTACAATTTTTGCAGGTAATGGAAACGTTCCTACCAGAGATAATGGTGCCGGGTATTATTCTATCGCAAATGGTACATTTAGAAATGTTGGGCCATTAACAACTGTACCGTTAAATAACACGTGTTCCTTATTATTTAAAAATATACCTTCACCCTATATAGCGGACTTTAATGGATTTTTACGTCCAATAACAAAAGATGGAACCTACATAGATATACTTACAAATGTACAAATAGGGGTATCTTATTTTGCGTTTAATGATTCGTTCAATATATATATATTACAAGGCGAATATATAATCATATATAATTTTAAATCTGGAAAATCGTATAGTGTTAAACTGCAATTGAGATATTTTACATATTATGGAACTATCGATAGTGTTGGTAATTTTTTCTTTATCGCAGATAGAATGCTCTATAGAATAATGACATATGATATTGATTTAGATGATACTGTGGCTCTATCAAAAATTTTAAGTGCAGTCGAAAATTGGATTCTGTTTTTTGGTTCACCTAGTCGAACTTATGTAAGAGAAATAGGCACTGAGGTTATCTCCCGTTTTGTTGAGATTACTCTTGTAGAAATTAATAAAGGTGAAATATATCTTAGTACTTTTCAAAACGGCCTTAGCAACCTGGTGCGATTATCACTATATAATTCAGATATTAATATTACAAACCCGCTTTACGAACCTCTGACTAGAACCAGTTTTAGAATTAAATGGACGGTATCATCACTAGTTGACACATATGAATTTATAGGGCTGCGGCCAACAACAATTAGTGTTGCTAATAAATATGCCGATTTTACAGGATTAATCGAACGTGAACCATATTATGATATAAAATTTTTTGCTAGAAAAAACGATGGCTCTTGTTCACTCATATGTAATTTTCCTATGTCGCCTATTACACCGCGTGCAACGGTTAAAACGCTATTTGATGCACAACTAAATATAGGGGGGGGGGTGGAGGGGGACATTGCGGTTGATTCTGCAGGGAATTTATACATTGCGGATCCAAATAATTATAGAATCCGCAAAGTCGCAACAAATGGAACAATTACAACATTTGCTGGAAATGGGTCGTCGGGTTCTTCTGGAGATGGCGGCGCCGCCACCAACGCACAACTATTTCGACCAGACGGTGTTGCGGTTGATTATTCTACAGGGAATGTATACATTGCGGATGCGAGTTATCATATAATCCGCAGAGTCGCAGCAACAACTGGAATAATTACAACATTTGCTGGAAAAAGTAGTCGGGGTTATTCTGGAGATGAGGGCGCCGCCACCAGCGCACAACTAAATACCCCAAGAGGCATTGCGGTTGATTCTACAGGGAATGTATACATTGCGGATACAATTAATAATAGAATCCGCAAAGTCGCAGCAACAACTGGAATAATTACAACATTTGCTGGAAATGGGTCGGCGGGTTATTCTGGAGATGACGACGCCGCCACCAGCGCACAACTAAGATCCCCAAGAGGCGTTGCGGTTGATTCTAAAGGGAATGTATACATTGCGGATACAGATAATCATAGAATCCGCAGAGTCGCAACAAATGGAAAAATTACAACATTTGCTGGAAATGGGTCGGCGGGTTTTTCTGGAGGAGATGGCAGCAACGCCACCAGCGCACAACTAAATTTCCCAAGAGGCGTTGCGGTTGATTCTAGAGGGGATGTATACATTGCGGATACAAATAATCATAGAATCCGCAGAGTCAGACAACACCTTTCAACAACAACGTTCCTAATTTACAATGAAGTGGGCCTCGGCAGTGTGGGCTCCTCCGATGGCATATACTCGCTGGCTCACAACTCACAACTAAATTCCCCAACAGCCGTTGCGGTTGATTCTACAGGGACTGTATACATTATGGATAGAGGAAATGGTAGAATCCGCATAGTTGTATAAAGAAGACCACCTGTATAGTAGTATAAAAGGTTCATCTAAAAGGACAAAAAGCCCTCACAGAAAGAAGTTACGAGGAGGACAATCTGTCGTCGCCGTAAATCCTCTAGAAACACATATATACATTAATTTTTTCAATAGATGCTTCAAATAATATCACTTCTGCAACAACTACTGATACTCGTGTAATAACAGGTACACCGAGCATTGGATTTCTACCAGTCAGTATCAATCCATCAGGGTCATTATCCCCCTTAACAACTCTCAAAGACTACACCGTTTTTGGTTATAACAATCCAAAGACAAAATGGGTAGAAATTCCGCGCGTAAATTTGGATATGGGAGGAAAATCTGTGGGTGTAGAAGGTTCAAGTAAAAATATACTGATACGCAAACAACGGGGCTCAAAGGGTAAAATCTCTGAAGATAAAATTCTGCTTCCGGCAGATATATCTACATTCGGTAGCGTTCTGAATTTCACAAATATTGCCAACAATATTTTTGGATTTACAACAACAAATGTCTACATACAACTCATATTCACATCCAATTATCCTTTCTCTAATACGAAATGGACAGGATGGAATCCAGCAACGGTTCCTGGCCTCTCACTCTGGTTGGACGCCGCAGAACCAGGTCCAAATGGATTTACTCCAAATACTGGAATACCTGTAACGACTTGGAAATTTATATTTCACATCGGATCTTCACAGGATTAATATAGTATATAATACGGGAACACCAGCCACACCCGTGTTCGGAAATATTGATACATTATGATTTACCTATGGTTCTGGTGTTCCAGTAAATGGAGCAAATTTATCATCTACGAAATTCAATAAACCGAAGACAGCCGCCTTTTATAAATCTGTAAATTTTGTATAGCAGGAGCGACGTCCTACAATGTATATATAAATGACTCGCTGTATTTGATATCTGCGAGCACGACAACGTCAAGTCCTACGACCATCATAATAACTGGCCAGACTGCGAGTGCTTCACTGAGTATAAGAGCCAGCGCAATTGTGGGAGGTATTGAAGGATGGTGGTCATCTCCCGCCTTGAACGTTCAGCTATCATAAAAACAGCGGATACACCCGCTTTCCCTCCCCGCTTACCCCACCAATAACAAACCCCCTAAAAATGGCCTTCCCAACCTGCTCCGCCGGTATGGCCACATGTACCCACTCTGCAATATGCTTGTACAAATCAAAGTTCGGGAATCGCTCCGACTCATCCGGATTAATAAATACATTCTTCCCCTCGTCATCAATCATAAATGACCAGAGAAGATTGTAGAGTTCCGATACCGTTTCCTTGACGACCAGTCCCTTCTCCTTACTCAGCACATTCCCATCCTCAATCTCATCCGGCTTCAAAGGGAAGAGATTTCCTAATAGACTCACTGCAAGCCGACATAAATCAAACGATGGGTTCGGTGGCACCTCCTTCTCATACTTGTCGCACAACGGACTAAACGCATACTGCTCCCCAGCATCATTGTCTTCCTTAAAATCGTCGCTAATATACATAGTTTCATTTACCGTAAAAATTGCTCGACCAAAGTCAATAATCTTGAAAATCTTTCCAAATGTTGGAACACGATAAATAACTCCCGCCCCCGTCCGATAATACAAGAACTCCTCCTCCGTCTTCGTCCAAACAATATTATTTGTGTGTAAATCATTGTGTGTGAATCCAATGACCTTCTGGGCACAGACCAGGGCCGCAATAATCTGAAAGAGCCATGCTGTCCAACGTTCCTCCCACTCCACCATTCCAGGAGATGCTCCCACCTCCTCAAAGTTCGTCAACAAGTCCTCCATAGTTCCCTCGTTCATCTGGGTAAAAATCAGCATCACGGGATAATTTGACATTTCTGCATAGACTTCGTACGCCTCCAGAATGTCACTCATATCTGAACTTAGCCCTGAGGAACTGCTTAAAGATGACGAATTTTCAAATGACATCGACCGCATCGAATCGGCAGAATGTATACTTCCCTCTTTGACAGAATCTACCACAATATTCTCCAACTCCTGTTCTCCTAAATCTGTAGAAATTGATGATGAATTATCAATGTCAGCATCAAACACATACTGCTGAACCCTCTCGGGAACGGGCGCATTCGGGTTCTTCCTATCGCGCACAGACAATTTGAAAAGCGTGTTATCATACCCTTTCCAGAACCACCGCTCATCCCGGTAACTGTAGAAATCTTCGGTGAGATTGTAGCGGTACGTGGACGCTTTTGCGCAAAATGACCCGTAGAAGTGGTTGAAATGTGGTGTAATACCTTCTTCTGCAAGTCTACCCAGTGCATAAGAAGCAACCGACTCAATATAAGCCTGATTACAGGGTTCATGTAGTTTTTTCCAGGCCGCCGCCCATGTCCTCTGATTACCTGGAAGTGCGGCGTCCTTTGGGAGAGAATATTCGCCTCGAATCCAGTGAATTGGATCCAATAGATGAGTCACTTTCAAAAAGACACGGCGACTTTCGGAGGGCTCGTTGTTTGCTCCTGTATTTCTCTGAATTTTTACATTACAGACTCCTGTGCCGCCAGATAAATCCATCGCGACAATTTTCCACGTGTGGTCTATCCAGACCTCCTTGTCACGTACTTTGCCAATATTTGAATTCAAGTTCACTAGCGTCGGAAAAAATGTCTGTAGACCCATGTACCCACGAACCTTCTGAAATTCGGAGGGTAACGTTCCGCAATAGAAGGCCGGTTCTTTTATGGAAATACCCCGGAGCATTGTTCTTTAACATACAAAGAACAATGCTCCAAGTTTAAAAACGCAAAAAAAAAGCGGTGTAGTGTGTAGTCAAAGATGGCCACCAGCACCCACGTAAATTTCAACATAAAGCGTTTTGATATGAAGCGAATTCCTCAAGACGCCGTAGTGATTTTTATTGGGCGGCGGCGAACGGGCAAATCTACGCTTGTTCGGGATCTCCTTTTTCATCACCAGGACATGCCGCTTGGCACCGTCATCAGTGGCACAGAGGAATCAAACTCCTTTTACGGAAAGATGATTCCACCCTTGTTCATTCATGGCGAATTCAATCCAATTATTCTGGCGAATTTTGTCAAGCGCCAGAAACTCATCATGTCTAAAATTCAAAAGGACCAGCAAATGCAGGTGAAAAGTCGTATAGATCCTCGGTCGTTTATGATTCTGGACGATTGTATGTACGACGACAGTTGGACTCACGACAAGAACATTCGGTATCTGTTCATGAACGGGCGTTGGCTGAAGGCGTTCTTTTTGATTACTATGCAGTACCCACTTGGTATTCAACCCGCACTCCGTACAAATGTTGACTTTGTATTCATCCTTCGCGAGCCATATCTGAATAATCGGAAGCGCATTTTTGACAACTATGCGTCGGCCTTTCCCTCGTTTGAATTCTTCTGCCAAATAATGGACCAATGTACACAGAACTACGAGTGCCTTGTCATCGACAATACAAGCCAGTCAGCAAAGCTGGAGGACTGTATTTTCTGGTATAAGGCCGATGTTCACTCCGATTTTCGTATCGGCGCACCCGAGTTCTGGCAGCATTCTGCATCCTATTACCAAGCAAAAGATGATGAAATGAATCCGTATGATCCGAATGCAGCGAGGCGACTGAAAGGGCCAACAATTAATGTTCGCAAGAACTAGTAGTGTACGCCATGATTCCTATAGAAGCACAGATTGGTTTTATGGCTTTCTTCGCAATTGCTCTATTATTCGCTGACCGCTATCTTCGTATAGAGCCAGCCTTGAAATACAGACATCCATCTTTTGAACCCTTTCAAATGCCAGTATTATATGGAAATCGGGCGCGCGCATGTGGCGTCGGATTGGAATCGTGTCCTGACGGAACAAAATGTGGAAATGGCCTCTGTATCAATACAGACGCGAAGCCTTTGGAGGAGAAAGGCCCGCTCCCCGTTCTTCCTCTACGCATATAACTAAGCAAATCACGGTAGAACGAGAAGATTAAATAACTCTACATTATAGAAAGAATGCGTCTAAATAAAATGCAAATCTCTTCCGAAGGTGCCTTATTGCTTCTTGTTGCGATCTTCCTTGTGCTCTTGCCTTACATACGCAATGTGTTTGCCCCCGCATTTCCTGAGGGCTTCCGTGACGTAGACTGCAAAGGTGTTACATGCGACGAGGGAGAATTTTGTAAGGACAATACCTGTCACTCAGTCACAGCACCCAAGAGGTCATGTGGTCGCGAGATGTAACGTCTACCATGATCTGAATAAAATAAGTACCCCCTTTGGTGGTACTTATTTTATGCCTACCGGCGTGTGCCGACATACCATTCACGTTTTATTTATCTGCGAAATGCGCAGATGCGTTTAGTCCATGTTATTCCTCATCTTGCGCGCCATAGCCAAATCGGCCGGCCCAGACCCCGAAAACATTCCAGCCGTCTGCTCCACCACACTATTTTCCGAAGAAGTAAGTTCCACCGTATTACCTACCACAGGCTTCTTAGAAACCCCCATCATCTTCGTACGCTTCTCGCGCTCAAAGACCTCCTTTGCTTCTTCATTCTCCTTATATTTCTTCATCAACGTATTCAACTCCTCTTCCGCGTATTCCTGTTCGGCCACCTGAGAGGGTTCCGGATCCCAAGGAAGCCACTTTCCTACCTCGCCCACAAAAATATTGTGTGTCGGGTCCAGGCGCTGGAGTTTCTTCGAGCGCGCAACAGCCTCCTCTTTGCTCGAGTACGTCCCGCGAATTTTAAGCCCCCGGACAGTTGTTCTAAATTCATTCATCTCGTAAAACTTATCCTCTAGAGCCTGACGATTTGCGTAAAGAAACTCATCATACATCTCCTTCAGTTTTGACTCCTTCAGTTCGCTCTTGGCCTCATCTAGATACTTCTGGAAGTTACTCATTGTAGTATCCACAGATACCCGAGCAGCGCGAATGCTCTGTGCAACACCGCTCAAGTCCTTCAACTCCGCTGCATCGGCCTCCTTATTCAGAGCGTCATTTACAGACTTTACAGTATTCATCAAAAACTGCTCGTAACTTTTCACGCGCGTGCTGTACTCAAAATTCTCCAAAAAGGCACTGAACATAAATAGATTCTTGTTATTGAGAACGTTTTCCGGGCTGAGAAAACTCAGAAGACAGAAATTCTGTCCAGAAATCGGCGCATCCTCTGTGAGAAAATCCTCACGTTCCTCTGCCATTTCTATATTCATTTATTGGAAAGGATAGTTTAAGTAGAAACGCGGAATGTTATAAAAATTTTCTCTTAATAAAGTATAATGGATTCTACTGCCGAAATTCTCAATCGCTGTGTGAAATACCTTGTAGAGGGGCTTTTCGTTGCTGTGGCCGCTATTTTTATTCCGAAGCGCACTCTACCTGCGGAGGAAATTCTGAGCCTCGGCATTGTCGCTGCGGCGGTATTCGCAATTCTCGACGTTGTCTCACCCAGTATCGGCTACTCCGCTCGTCAAGGTGCAGGATTCGGTATGGGCGCGAATCTAGTTGGGTTTCCTCGGTAAGTAACTTTGACACATACCATTAGACATTACTTGACAATAGTGCTCATCAAATAGACCGAATGAATTGCCATGACAGATCCGCACAAATTTTCTGCCAAATTTTATCCTGCACGTACAATTTATCACGATTTTTTAACAACTGAAAGCACGAAAGGTACTCGTCCAATTCCAGCAATTCACAAAATTTGTACAGAACATACGAATATGAGAGGAAATTGTTCCGTTCCTTCGGACAGTGTGTTTGGAACGAGGGTTGAATTTCCTTAAACATATAGCGCAATTTCTCCTCAATTTCTCTACTCATCACAGCGGCAGTCTGTCCATTCAGACGGTTTATAATATGAGGTATATGTTCATAGTACTTGTTGAATTTCATTTTTTTCAAAATTTCCTTCACCTTCGAGGCCTTCAACGTCCGAAAGTCCATGATACGCTCCTTCTTCAATTCCACCAAAATTGCGTCATAGACCTCTTGCGGAATTTCAGTAGTTTCTTTCGCCTGAAATTGCGCCAGCCATTCGTTAAAATGATTAATCCGCTTATAAGCATAATAGGAAACCTCGCGTGGCGGATCCTTATATGAGGGTTTATCCGAATCCACAAGAACAAAATCCTGAAATCCGCATTTACCACATGTAAAATTTGCTTCATTTGCACTAAAAATCATCTCCGTCTCGCAATGAGGACAATCTCCAAATGTTTCAAACTCTATTTCGTGTGATGTTCTCGCATGCTCTGGGTCTACTCTCTGTAAATAAGTTTCTAGCAATTTATCTCGGCGCAATTCTTCCCCCTTGTGTGGTACTTCAGAAAGATTTTGAATTTCACCGCTCTCTCCCGCCGCATCCTCTAATGCGGCCAATACACTTCCCGGCTTCTGTCTTGTCACCAACCTTTTCAAAACAGGCGACACTCCACTTTGAATTTTGTTCTGGATATCATAATATTCGTATAGGATGGGACCGGCTTTGAGATAATAATCATAAAATTCCATATTTCCCTCCAATTGTTCAAGTTCTTTTTTTGCGGCCCCCTTTTTATCTATCCAGACAGACGATTCCATATCTGTTTTACTCAACCCTATTTGACCATCACATGTTGAAATAGTTGCTCGTATATTGTCAATATTACCCTGTTTGGACTGAATACGATGAACATGGTGTTTGTGCAGAGCGTCAAGAGTAGTTCTGCACTCTGGATTGCTCCGTTTTGTTTGACGTATACTAAAAAAAGCGTTATTTGAACTCATTCTATTTAGGAGTATTACTTTTGTTTAGACCGCTAGACAGATTTTCCCAATCTCGAAAATCAAAGACTCCCGGCAGACTTTTCAGAAAAAACTTGCCACTCTGGAAATTATTTTCTAAGGAGAGGGTATAAACAAAAATGACGGGTGGTGGTCTTATGCAGCTCGTAGCTTATGGCGCTCAGGACGTGTACCTGACCGGTAATCCCCAGATTACCTTCTTCAAGGTGGTATATCGCCGCCACACCAACTTTGCAATGGAGTCTATTGAGAACCCCTTCAACGGCTCACCTGGCTTCGGTCGTAAGGTGACCTGCACGATTCAGCGCAATGGTGACTTGATCCACCGCGTGTATCTACAGGCCACCCTACCCAAGGTGACCCTGAACTCCGCCTCCGACGGCTCTGGTGCGCAGTTCCGTTGGCTCAACTGGGTCGGTCACAATCTTATTAAGAATGTGGAGATTGAGATTGGCGGCCAGCGCATCGACAAGCACTATGGTAACTGGCTGCACATCTGGAACGAGCTCACGCAAGAGGCGGGTAAGCAGGCCGGCTACGCGAAGATGGTGGGCAACGTACCCGAGCTAACAAATCTGCTGGTGCAGGGCGGTGAGGACTGCGACGACTTCTGCGCGTCTGGCGAGCCCAATGCGTCTGACGAGGTGCGCAAGTGCGCGCCTGAGTACACTCTCTACATCCCTCTCCAGTTCTGGTTCTGCCGCAATCCTGGCCTGGCGCTGCCCCTCATTGCGCTGCAGTACCACGAGGTGCGCGTGAACCTGGAGTTCAACGAGCTCCGCAACCTGTGCTGGGATATCACTCCTCAGTTGCCCAACGCACACACCGTGCGCGACCGTGTGAATAACACGAACCTGGTGGCGGCGTCTCTGTATGTGGATTACCTCTACCTGGACACGGACGAGCGCCGCAAGTTTGCGCAGGTGTCTCACGAGTACCTGATCGAGACCCTGCAGTTTACCGGCGTAGAGTCCATCACCTCCTCCTCCAACAAGCTCAAGTTGAACTTCAACCACCCCTGCAAGGAGCTCATCTGGGTTGTGCAGCGTGACTCGTATGTCTCTTGTAACGACGGTGACGTGAACCCGTGGAAGGGTCAGCAGCCGTTCAACTTCTCCGACTGGTGGGACCGCTCCGTGCTCGAGTCTGGCTACTCCGTGACCCGTGTGGAGGGTATGGCGGGCAAGAACCCTGTAGTGACAGCCCTGCTCCAGCTCAACGGCCACGACCGCTTCCAGGTGCGCGAGGGACGTTACTTCAACGAGGTACAGCCCTACCAGCACCACACCAACATCCCTGCAGTGGGCATCAACGTCTACTCCTTTGCTCTCCAGCCCGAGCAGCACCAGCCCAGCGGCACCTGCAACTTGTCTCGCATTGATAACACGACTCTCCTGCTGACCGTGTCCAACAACGCAGTGGGCGCGGTGACCTCCTCGTCGGTGTACGTGTTTGCGACGAATTATAATGTGCTTCGCGTGATGTCCGGCATGGGGGGACTTGCTTATAGCAATTAAGAATCTGTGGACACTTTCTCGTTGCACTCAAGTCATGGTGGTTGTTTTGTTTAAAAGTAGTATGTGATATGTGGATCTGAAAAATAGTGAACCATCTAGAGCTTATTTTACACGTTGCGATTTTATAAATCGCAACGCGTAAATAAAAATTGACCTGACTCAACAACCCCAAAAGTATAAGATGAATACACATGAACGGTATAATTTTCGCGACTCTACAGTCTTAAAATCTCTAAAGTCGAAACTCAAAAATAGTAAGGAGCCGACTCAGTATAACGGAATGACAATTCGTGCGAGCTCTACCCATGATTTTGAAATGTATGGAGGAAACGATACATGGTATAAATGTGAACTGAAGCAGTATTCTACTTGGTATCAAGGTGTCTACATGTATTCTTCTGCGAATCAATTATTCTATCGATATTTTCCGAATGAGTCGTTATTGTCGTCTCTTCAGCAACTGACTCTCTAAGAAGTGTTGCTGCAACTTCCGCGTCATACCCTATACACTTAGAGCAGCACTGATTTCGCTCGTTGATCCACGTCGAGCGCTACATTTTTTTTATTTCTGTGTCTTCCTCAATACTTAAGCATCCCGCCGCCTGTGTAAAACTTTTACGCAGAATATGTTTTACAATATCGGAAATTGTGTGTATTGTTATGTTCATAAGAGTTACAGAGCCCTCAAGTACTGTGTGCCATTTAGAATTACCAGTAGTCTCTTTAAGAGTGATACTAAGATAATCATCATCGTCTTCAAATGTCAAAATCATCTTTCCGATATGGTCCAACTCACGCTTTATTTCCGTTTTCTCTTCGTCTGTCAACGCAGACATAAGTTCCCGCATTTTTTATTGACCGTATAAATTTCAGTTTCCAAGTGTTGACAATCTACATACAGTCCAGATGCCCTCTCTTGATACATCTCCATTTTTTGAAATGTGTCTGTAAAATAGACACGTTTCAAATTTTATTCAACGTCGGTCATTGTGCGCCATTAAAAGGGGTCTGGTACGACCTTATGCCTATTGTGCGGAAGAGATTTCCCCTCTTTATCATTTCCAACAGCCTCCTCAGGCGCAGTTTCTATGTGCACCTTACTTGTCGCTCCAATATCAATTGCCATATCGTAGACTTTCCCACAACATCTCGAGCGAATATGCTTGTGATTTATTGCGCTGTAAATAATGCCCATAATGGATAAAAAAAGTCCTGTTCCACCAAGTGCAGTTCCCGTGTCCATCTACTGAATATGTAAATTGTTTTCGGGCTAAAAAGAAGAATGTCCGAGATGTCTGTTGTCAATCCTCTTCATAAACAGCAGCTTTCAACACGAAATAACTCCGACAAGGGTGAAAGTATAGGAATATGTTGTCTCACGTACTTTTTTTGTTGTGTGCCATTTATTTTAGGATCTTTCCAATGATTTTCACTCAAGCCCATACTGCGCGCATACTCTTATAGACCTCTGCGCGCTTCACATTCTCTTTCGCAAACGTATCACAGCTCTTTAAATGTTCGGAAAGGGGAGAACTATTCAACTCTTCTTTACAGTAATTGCAGCGGGTAGCCATACGCCATTTTATTAGGCACGCACTGTAGAAACAGCAGACACCGCAAAAGCAGAGCCCCGTAACAACTGCTGCGGTCACAATGTTAATAACAATAATACCAGAAATAACATTATCACCTAGGCTAATGGCAACAGAATCGGGTTTTAGAATTGCTACCGAAGTCGGCGTGAACGTTTGGGAGGGTGTGCCTGTGTCTGTGCCTGTGCGAGACCCCGTGCTACTGTGTGACGGAGTGCCCGAGCCTGTCCCTGTCCCTGTAGGACTCGGCGTGCTCGTTAAAGACGCGCACACAGACGGTGTAATAGAGGGAGTCTGTGTAAGAGTCGGAGTCAGGCTCGGGCTCGCATCGGCCACCTGAGCCGCCGCCACCGTCTCCGCCACCGCCGACAATGAGGTAACCGCCCCAGCCGCATAATACCATGTAATAGACCCAGAAGATCCGACAGACACATTTCCAAGAGGAAGAATGGCCGCATAGGATCCGTCCGTAGGACTTGGTGTACTGGGAGCAAGTGTTAACGGATTCGTATTATACGCATTTGAGAAACTACAGCAGACTGCGTAAGCCGTCATCACTCCCGCCGTTTCCGAATAAAAGAGGACACCCTCGTTTGTATTGGTAATCATAATAGCCCGCGACGACTGATTATTAGCCGTAATAGCCACGAAACTCCCTGTGTCCAAATTCCCCCGCGTCTTCGTATTCACGTCCGTAGTCCCCACAAAATCGTCCCGAGTCCCCGTCCAAATAATGACATTCGTGAGATCCACCGTTGCATTATTCCTAAGCTGCGTCACGATTTTTACGAAGCTGTCATTGTAGCCCAGCGAAAATGTATTCTGGATCGTAAGCGTGACTCCCTGAATCGTGAATACGCGTCTAGAGACGATTTTTCCGTGCCCCACCGTCTTTGTCATGTCCGCCGAATCCACAACGAAATTGGAATAGTCTGTGGTCGGCGCCATAGGCGTCTGGCTATACAAGTCCGTCACGGTCGCTCCCGTCCATTGTGCAGAACCTGTGCCCATACCTATTGCCGTATCTAGGGGATAATTCGCAAATGTCAACTTATACCAGGCTGCGCCCGCTGATGAATAATACCACGGCTGCTGGAAGAGTCCGTGCGCATTCACGGAATTTTCCGCACCTGTTCCGAATCGGAGAGATGGATTCGCAAATACGCAGGCCGCCGCGGAGCAGCCAGTGGCTCCTATAGTGTCCTGTGCGTGAACGCTCGCCCCGAATCCAAAAAGTCCGAAAAAGACGCGCAGAAGATTCATTGATTCCTGTTTAGGCTGCGGGTTTTCCGGTCAGCACTTCGAGAACCACTTAGCCGCTCCCGCTGATGCAGCCTTTGCAGCCCGAACAATGTCAGCATCCGTCGTGTGATATGTTTTTCCGCAGGTTAGGAGCGATGAAACTCTGGCGTAGCCCCATTGTTGTTGTGTGGCGCCTGGACGATGACCCGTACGCCAAGCAGCCATGCCACGATTATAGCACTGGCGCAGGTATCGCACAGGGACGCCCGTGGCCGCCGCCCGCTCCTCTAGACTCTTTGCGTTTGGAAAGGCCTGCGCCCATCGTGCCGTATACTTGGATTTTCGCGTTCGGCGTCCCTTGTCTGTCTGGAAGCCCATATAAGCCCGCCGATTCCGAGAACCCATCGAGCCGAATTTCGCAATTTCGCCGCGCCGCCTGCGCGTGGCGGCCACCGAAAGTCCCGAGAAATATCTGCGTGGAGAGTGACGTGTCATCCGGTCTTCTGAAAAGGGTAACTATAAAAAGGGCAAATCACGCTCTGTTTCTACATGAAATTCCGGTGGCTCGGACCAATTCTCGTAGGGTATCGCAGCACTCGTGGCCCTGTCATGTGCCAAAAGGGTCTGTAGAGCCGTTAGCCGGCGCTGAAGTGGCCCTCTGACAGAAAGACGACGACTCATCTGTTTCCATCGCCACTCAAATTGCAGCGCAGCACGATGATCCGGAAAGCCGTCAATATGTCCAATACGTTCCCATCTGCGTCCGGCCGTTGCTCTAGCACCTCCCGCAATTTCCCCGTTGTGTTGTCTTAGACGACGAATCAAATCTGGGGTGACCCCCACATACGTTTTCTGAAAACCGCCATCGACTGTGGCCAATAAGTAACATTTCCAAGACATAATATTTCTATATAAGAAAAAGGAATGGATTCAAACGTATCAGACGGTCCCGGTCTACAATTGGGCGATATAAGCGATTATACGAAAATTGATGATTTTGGTGTTATTTCTGTTGCAGGAACCTTCATGAGTTTTTTGGTGCTTTTGTCCGCGCGTATTGCCAATTTCGGTGGAGTTCCGTTGAATACCTATTTTGATATGTTCGGTATGGAAGGAATTCTTTCTATGGTCCTTTTGATTCTAATTCTTTTCCAGATAACTCGCTATTTCTATACAGTGTTTTATGAAAAAAGTGGAAAGTCTTGGTCCCCCTTTGTTTTTATTTGTTTTCTGCTCGGTGTTCATCTCGTACACGACCTCGCCTTGTACTATGCGGTTATTTCACAGATCCCCAAAGGAAAAAATGATATGATAGACATTGTGCGGAGTTTGACGGCTTCCAACCAAGCCTATACACTTTTCACGCACAGCGCATTTTTAATAATTACGGCACTTGTTGCAATGATTGTAGAAGATATGAGCGACTTGGCAAAAATCGCAGTGTTCGGCGTGGTAGTATATTTAATGCCAGTTGTTTTAGCAATACATCAGCCGAAACCCGCACCTCCTCCTCAGCCTCCTAAAAAGCCAGAGATGCAGGATATGCGTGGAAATTATTACTCATAAATAGATGGAAAAAATAAATCCAACAACGAAAATGAGCGAAGAATCAACAACTACGATAGGCGATTCTACACTATCTTCCTCTGAACGTACGAGCGTATCTAACAATGCGTCCTTTAGCAATGGAACGTCCATTGCGTCCTCTAGCAATGAAACGTCCAGTGCGTCCTCTAGCAATGAAACGCCCAGCGCGTCCTCTAGCAATGAAACGCCCAGTGCGTCCTCTAGCAATGGAACGTCCATTGCGTCCTCTAGCAATGAAACGTCCAGTGCGTTCTCTAGCAATGAAACGCCCAGCGCGTCCTCTAGCAATGAAACGCCCAGTGCGTCCTCTAGCAATGGAACGTCCATTGCCTCCTTTACCAATGGAACGTCCATTGCGTCCTCTAGTCGTATTTCTCCGGCAGCAGTAAAAGGACGTTCTAAAAAACAACAGGAATCTGATAAAAAAGCCGCAGAAATGCTTGAGGAGATGCGTATTTTATACAGCAGGGAGTTTGCAAATATTCCTGTAGAAAATCGGCCAAAACCCCCCTCATGGGCCGCTCGAGCAGCTATTTATAAAAATCAAAATGATCGCAAAAAATATTTTCAAGAACTTATACAAGGTTCTCGGAATTCTCTTGAGATGAAAACATCGTCTAACTATAAAATGTCAGAAGGCAATACGACAACTCTTGTGGATAATATTATCACGAGTTTAAAGCGATTAACAGAAGATGCAAAAACACTGAAACGTTCTATGACACGGCGCGGAAATAATATTTTTTCAAAGCGCATAAATAATTCTAATATTAGTGAAAATAATATGGAAAGCCAATACGAATTAACAACACCGATTCAAAGCCTTCCAAGAACTAAAAAGCGCAAGCGCCCACACTCCAGACTCACCCCCTCCCTTAATTTCTAAAGCCTCGCGCAAAAATTGACAAGAATATTGGGGTTGGAAATAAACACAATCCCAAATGAGTTCCCCCTTTCTCCATATTCAAAAAAGTTCCGAGCCCTGTAAGGATTTTCCTGCAGATCCGGCACAAATCTACTTATTCCCTCTTGACCCCTTTCAGCAAAAAGCCATAGCCGCCATTTCTAGTGGTGCAAATGTTCTTGTCACTGCGAAAACAGGCTCCGGAAAAACTCTCGTCGGGGAATACCAGATTGCACACAGTCTTAGAAAAGGTGGACGCATCTTCTATACGACTCCCATCAAATCTCTCAGTAATCAGAAATTCTACGACCTCAAGAAACTCTTTCCTGGTCGCGTAGGTATCATGACTGGTGACTTAAAATATAAGCCCGACGCCGACGTTGTCATCATGACAACGGAAATCCTGCGGAATCTCCTGTTCAAGCGCGGTACAAGCACTGAAACGGTTGGCATCACTGCAGCACTTTCTCTAGACCAACTAGACGCAGTTGTCTTTGATGAATGTCATTACATCAATGATAAAGACCGCGGATCCGTATGGGAAGAAACCATGATTCTCTTGAATTCCTCCATCCAACTTGTGCTTCTCTCCGCAACAGTGGACGCACCCGAAGCCTTTGCGTCGTGGCTTGGTGAACTCAAACAGCGCGATATCCATCTCATTTCCACCGACTATCGTGTTGTTCCTCTTGTTCACGGAGTCTATAAGGACAAGGAGTTTCATCCCATCATGGACAATACCAACAAGTTCTCAGATGCGCCCTATAGGGCCTGGCTACAATGGCGCTCATCACAACTTAAGGTGGCAGATGAACATAAGTCCGCCGTAAAAGCACGCGCTGCGGCCGGCTACGATGGGGGGCCTGTTGCGCGTAAAGGTGGTCTAAAGGCGTTCACACACGAGATGAATGCGATGATTGTGACCCTGGAGGAAAAGCAACAACTACCTGCCCTATTCTTTGTTTTCAGTCGTAAGGACTGTGAGCGTTACGCCGATCTCACAGAGCACACACTCATTGACTCCTCAGATGCGGCCTCGGTTCGTCACATTATGGACTTTCATCTCCATTCATACGGCGAAGAACTTCAGCGTATTCCAGAATATCACACGATTCGCGCGCTTCTAGAAAAGGGTATTGCGTATCATCATAGCGGCGTAATTCCGATACTAAAAGAGTGTGTGGAGATTCTATTTGCGCGCGGCCTTGTGAAAGTCCTTTTCGCCACGGAAACATTTGCAGTCGGTATCAACATGCCCACAAAGACAGTTGTATTCACCGGTTTCCGAAAGTACGACGACACGATCGACAGAATGCGCATTCTTAACACGGATGAATATATTCAAATGGCAGGGCGTGCTGGACGGCGTGGAAAAGATGAGCGAGGCTACGTGGTATATTTACCCGATAGAGACCCGGAACAAATAGAGGTGGTTCGCTCTATGATGACAGGGCGCTCATCGACGTTTCAATCCCGCATGAAATTTCATTACGACTTTATTCTAAAAACGTTCCAAGCAGGTACTCTTCGCTGGATAGACCTTTTAAAAAATTCCTACTGGAACATTGCACATACTAAAGAGTGTAGAGAGTGTGAAGAAGACATTCAAAAGGAACGGCGGGCCGTAGAAACGACGGAACTTTCGGAAATGGAGCGCGCAGAAATGTCCGAACACAAGTCAATCCATGATGCACTTAAATCTGCCGTAAACGCTGCAAGACGCGTTGAGCAGCGGCGATTGGAGGTGTGGAATAATCGGCACATGGGGCCGCGCTGGCATAAGATTATAAATGATCTCTGGCCGAAATATCAGAAGTCTATTGAACGTATTTATTTAATGGAAAGTGAACTTGCGGAAAAATGTGACCCCACGAAATTCATCACGCCGAATTTAAATGCACTTCGTGAATTCGGATTTCTTCAGGGTATTTCAGAAGAGAAACTCACCCCGATTGGAGTAATCGCAACGGAAGTCAATGAAGGTCATGCAATTCTAATGCCTCTTGCCTATAAGGACCAGGCCATTCGCTCGCTTCTGAAAACAAAAGAGGATATCATCACATTCCTCGCAATATTTCTCGGGGAAAAGGGTGACTATAGTGGTATGGAAGTCGGCGGGGCTGTCCGTGCATCTTTGCGCATTCTTGGAGATATTGCGACCACGTGTAAAGAGAAGGAGCGTCGCGTCGGCGCATCTTCTCCATACAATTACTGGGACCTGAAAGCCGATTTTGTGGAAATCATCTGGCGCTTTACAAATGGAGAAGAAATTGAACTTCTTCTCCAGGATTACGAAATCTTCGGGGGAAATTTCACACGGCTTCTTTCTAAACTGCTAAATCTTCTCCGCGAATGGACAACGCTCGCGACTCTTTCATCCGATGTAGAAACTCTTACTATACTTTCCGATGCAGAAAAACTATTGGATATTGGTACAATGAGTTCCGAAAGCCTCTATCTCCGTCTTGTGTAACGCCGCCGCTGTCGTGCCCGTTTCACACGAATCCATCGACCGTTTCTGCTTCTTCCGCGCGCTCCTCCACCCATTTGTTTTGATGGAGTTGTCGTATCAGACAAATAGTATTGAAATATTTTTTTCATAAGAGCATTATTCTCTTCTGAAAGTGCATATTTTATACTTTCGGGATTTAAAATCGTTGTTTCAGTTATTTCGTTTGCCTCCTTCGTTTCTACCGGTGCATTATTATTTCGTGATTCTCTATATGGCGACGGATATTTTGTAATACCTTCGGCAATTAACATTCTCGCAAAGGGGGTTTCTTGACTTTCCTTTACCGGCCCCCCTTCTATTTTGATGTATTCAAAATAGTAGAAGTATATTTTATCAAATATGGCTGGTATAATAACAAAGGAGAGTAGTTGTTCGTCTTTTCCAATATAGGTGGGTTTGGAAATATTTGACGGAACTAAATCATTTCCATTTTTAATAATCTGCATATTTTCACGTAAATATTGCAGACATAATTTCCACAGAGAGCCATCCTTGAATTCCGATAAATTTCCTAGACAACTTGTAATTGCTGCATAACAGCCAGTTGTTCGTTTCCCCGTTTTAGGATGTACGTGCCACTGTCTATAATAATTCGGCTGAGAAGCAACCAAAATCCGGTATGAATTCGGCGCTGCAAAAAGTTCCTTGAGTTTATCCCATAGAGTTTTCTCCCATTTTGTCAGAGCCGGTGTAAAATTCGGAAGCGTACTTGTCCCATTTTCCCCCTTTATGAGATTTTCAAAGAGTGTGTCTGCATCTCTCAGGAAAATTGGACAATCAGGAAAGTCGTAAAATGCTTTGAAGCGCAGCGCGCGCAAAATTGCATTATCAATTGTTTTTCCGTCGCCCTTCGCACCCACTGCATATTCTGGCCAGTCGACGACTGCAAACACAACATTTGGATGCTGTGAAATTTCCATCCACTCCTTTTTGTGCTTTTTTACTCTTTCTTCATCTGTATTTGTTTTAAAAAATGGATTTTCCAGGCTATGTTGGTCTAAATAAATAATTACTTTCCATCCTTCAAAATCCGGTTGCGTTGTTACGTCTAAATAACGGAGAATACCCACTTTATACACATCTGTTTTTACCCACGGCGAATCTTGCCCCTTAAAATCATTACAAGTTGTACAATCAGAATCTCGAAAATAATATGTAGTTACAAATGCCCCTTTCATGTCCTCAAGGCTTGCTGTGGATTTGTATTCAATTGAGCCCGCCGTTTCCTTGTCAGGATCAATTGCCTTTTTTATAGTCATTCCTGATTTGTATCCATATTTTTAGAAATTGGGAACACCGACCCGAAGTTCTATATCATCTACTACTGATGATACAGAATCAACTATAGAATTCGCCTCAGGAACTGTCGCTTCTGTTAAAGCAAGAATACTTGTAACAAGTGTCATAGTTGATTCGGGTAAAAGTTGTAGCAAGAGGAAAAAGAGTATTGCGCCCAGAATAAAATCACGTCCAATTGTTTTTATGGTCGGAATTTTTTTCTCTGCGAACCACATAATAACAGCACTCACAGATGCGAGCGTGATAGCACCGAGTCCTCCACCGACCCAATAAATATATGAGGGTGTTTCAGAAGACATTCTGGACGCAGAGTAGGAAAAAAAAACAAAATAGGACCGCAGCGCAGTAGAATTACAATTCTTCAAACTCAATTTCGGTATCTAAAATATCATTGTGAATTTCTGGCTCTGGTTTTGGTGTAGGAGGACGTGGTGTAGGAGGACGTGGTGTAGGAGGACGTGGTGTAGGAGGACGTGGTGTAGGAGGTTTTAATGCCGGAGAATCTATAGGCTCTACATTTTGAAATATATCAAAGTGATCCGGGTTAAAATCATTTGTCAGGCTAAAAGTGTGCTCTAGAGTTTTTGTAGAAATATCATCAGAACTATCTATAGGCTCGGAAGAAATAGGTGCGAGAGGTTCTAATAGCACAGGAGCCACAACAGGAGCCACAACAGGAGCCACAACAGGAGCCACAACAGGAGCCACAACAGGAGCCACAACAGGAGCCACAACAGGAGCCACAACAGGAGCCACAACAGGAGCTACAGCAGGCCCAGAAGGCCCAGAAGGTCCAGATAATGATTCTATTTCACGTGTACCCCTTTCTTCTTCATCTTCCTCATTATCGTCTTCCTCATTGTCATCTTCATCTTCTTCTTCATGATCGCTTTCATTTGTAGATAAATATTCGCGCAAAATGCTTTTCACGGGGAGCATTAAGCGTATACCTTGATTAATACCATCTAAAATCAACGCCTCTATCTGTCTCATATTTTTCTGTCTTTCAATTGCAAAACCCGATGTTGAAAAAAGATATGTGTTTGTCCACAAAAGTCGCGCACATTCAATCAATGTTTTATGTAAATAGTGCTCCAATTTTGGAATAGTAATCTGTAATTTTTTTTGCTTATTTGTTAAGCGAATAGACGACAGTACTTTTGTGTGAGCAACAAAAACAGCTGTTAATAATTCTTCCAAATAATCACATTGAGTCGCCATAGCAATATGCTGTGTTTCACGTTGAACCTTGTCATGATTCCATTCAGAAATTCCCTCCAAAAGTATCTGAAAACTTAAAAGATGCCTTTTGGGTTCCTGTTCACGCTCTTTTGCTGTCTCCACTAATTTCAAAAAAAAAGTAATTAGAGGTTGTGCTAGAAATTGCGAAAGTTGACGCGTGTATTCACTTTTTGCCTCTGCATATACACCAACACTATCTCCAGAATAATCCATACTAATATAGAATTTTACCTTATAGACCCATTTCTTTCCGCATTAAGTATTTTGCCAACTGAATCCATGGTGAAGAACCAATACCAATAGAACGATATGCTTCAATTAAATCTGTAGAGATCTCATCCGATTTAAGAAACGTATTTAAAATTGCGTAAGGATCCTCTCCCGCCTTACGAAGAACCGGAATGTCTTTGAATCTAATTTCTCCGTATGTAACATTATTTATTAATCCAAAATTCGCCGCCTTTTGATAATTATTACGTAATCTATAGGATTTGTCAGATTTCATATAAATAACAGTACAGCGTGATAATATAGGTGAAGACATTTTCCAAAGTTCTCTAACTTCTAAAGCACAAACAACATTCGACGAAGCAGTTTCTAAAATCCGTCTAAGAAATGCTTGGGCTTCCTGTGTCAAATCGTCTGCGCCTTCTAACCATACAAAAAGTGGTTCACATGAGCGCACTTGCTGATGTAATATTTCACGACCTTCACGTAATGAACGGTCTGAGCGCACATTCCAGTGAAATATTCTGGCGGAGTTTACAGATGCTTGCTCATTTATCCAATGTGACTTTCCCGTGCCAGGTTCACCACATACCAGCAGTGCACCTTTCCACGGACACCTTTTTAATGATTGAGGCATTCCTATAGCATGTAAAATGCTTCCTATTTAGACCTACCGTTTTATGCCTACATCACTACTGTAGGCATAAGGGCTAAGTTAGGTACACCACAAGGGTGTATCTAACTTAGCCCACATGCCGGTATGCGTAAGATCCAGTACTCGACGGTGGTAAAATATAAAATTGAATATTTTGAGATGTTCCTAAAGGTTAGTCATGTGCTCAGTACGAATATTTTCGTATATATATCTCAAAATCAGTGAAATATTTTGTAGAAAGTCTGCGCCAAAAGTGCCGCTTGTAGAATCCATTGAACTTACTACGATTTCTTCACCAGAAGAATCCGCGTATGAAATTAAACCCCCATTCCCTTTACGAATTAAAATTCCATCAGATTAAGCCGTGACACGGCGACCCTTTCAAGCAAGAACCGTTTAGATTGTTTCTAGAACTTTCGCATAGATAGCCTCATCATGCTCTGCATTGCGGCTCAGGTCCTGTGTATCAAACAGCGGATTTGAATGTATTCCAGCCAGAATCTCTCGCTGATTGCGGATCACGTTCACATCCTGTTGTAAAGGGACTTTGTAGCGCACCTGACCAATATCCCCCACACCTGTAGGTATACCAACAACGCGATTCACAGCATCGGCGCGATCATTTACACTATCGGCATCCAGGCGACGCGTAGTCTGTTTGATTTGTCCATCGAAAATGGCCAGAGCCCCTCCGTTTCCGTGCATCGGGTTACGACCTTTGGCTATTTGCTGCTTATTCGGATTCAGCCGCATATTATAGGCGGAATCATGACTCGTGAAATCCTTATTAATAGAATTCGGCGTACCGAAATAATCGGATTTTGCCGATATCTGCGACTTTTGAGTGGGACGCGCAATATCATCCGGGTCATATACCCTGAGTTTTGTGGGGCCGTCTGCAGAGGCCGCAATACCCATATAGTTCCAGTCAATCGTCCCTTCCTTGACTGTTGTGCGCGCAACATCGTTCGGGTCCCAAACAGTCACTGCTGGCGCACCTCCAGCAAATCCAACGGGCGTTCCCGTTTGCCGAATATTGCCCGACATCTCTTCGCGGCGAGTGGGGCGCGCATCATCGTTATAGTGAACTGTCACTGAGCCCGTATCGGCAGGAACCAGATTCAGACCCATCGTGCGCTCGCCTGTGAGATTGCGCTCATTCGGTCGGATTTCAATAGAGGAGCGCCCATAGTCACTCTCGGGTGCCTCTGGGTTATTTGTATAATAGGATGTCATATCCGCATTACGGAAACCTGCTCCGCCGTATTGCTGCGTCATAGGGACATGATACGAGCCTGTGACGTAGGATTGGCCCGCATCCTGTGCACCCGCCGTGCCGAAATTCTCCACGGAGGTTTCGGGGCGAGTCACGTGCTTCATGACTTGGACGGGGCGTGTAGCCCCTTTTATTACATCACCAGTCGTCACAAGTAGCCGCTCGCCATGCTCATCAATATAGAACTTGTCCGGGCGATACTTGCGAACTTCGCCAGGATTTTCTGCCGCGCCTCCGATGAAATGTTGACCGGGAACAACAGGTTGCGCATACGTCAGTTTCGGATTATCGGCAGTGCGCAGGTCATCGGTCTTGCGTATGGCCCCCATCATGTATTCATTTACCTCCATTTGCTGGAAACCACCCTTACCTGTTGTTCCAAAACCCTCATTTACGGCCGGAGCCACACGTGTCGGTTCGAATGGTTTTTCTCCTGCGCGACTGCGCGGATTGTTCATACGGCTCTGGACAAAATCAGAGCTGGATTCCATTCCGAAAGGGTTTCCATATGGAGCCCTTGCGGAATCAAACATCGTTTCCACCTCTTTTTTCTTGATTTGGAGTGTACCTGCGCCCACGAAATTATCCAAAATCCCAGTGTTTTTATCAAAATCCACGTTCTGTTTCACACGGCCTCCGAAAAATGGAACCATATTATTATGTGTAAAATCGGAGGTCTTGACATTCATACCCATTAATTCACTGTAAGTTGCGTCTTTTAGAATACGACGACCCTGTTCATCTGTAGTGATTGTGCCATATGATGGTGTATCCTCTATACCTCTCTGATTCATCATCACTGTTTCAATAGTATTATTGGGCGCAGCAGGTATGGGGTTCTGCGTACTTCTAGCATCCGAAAAAACAGCATTAATGTATTCTCCCTGTAATTCCTCTGGACTCGGCTCAGAAGGAGGCGGCTCTGTGGCCATGAGGGTATTGAACGTCGGAAACCGTATTCCACTTTGAAATGACTCTGTATCCTTTGGTTTTCCGGAAAGTTGTGTAACAACATAACCGAGTCCAGTTAATACAAATAATGCAGCGGCCTCCATTCCTATTTGGACTTCTGGAAAGATTCGCACACTTTGACGGCCGATTTTAATGCGTTTTACACAATTCCTTATCAAGATCCCTTGACGGAATGAAGAAGTCAAATGGCGTCTCATAGGTGAGTTGCGGTTGGTGAGGAAGGGGGGTCCACCGATTCCATCCAGTTGAGCGCAGAGTACACGGAGGATTGTGTAGGCGATTGAATACCATCGGAAAGGACTCGTCGGGTGCGGACGTATAATGTTTCTTGTTCATCTTGTTTGTTTCGGGATTGTAGAGCGCCGTGTCGCATCTTACACGGCTGCTGAAACGGTTAATACCTTTGAGGTCGGACTCTACATCCGTTTTCCACTGGCCTTGTGGCCAACTGTTGCCGCTGTGCTGGAGACGAACGGTCGCATCGACAGGGAATGTGGTCGGACAATTCGCATCCGGAGGGTTCGCGTAATATTTCAGAGCGTAACTGGTGATGCGCATGTCGTCCTCCTGGTGAAAATCGTCAAAGCGGGGGCGGGTCAGAGCCTGTTGTTTTACAGTAAGGCTCATTGTCTCTTTCTTCTATGTATTTTTTTATAAAATTATGATGAGATGATGGCCAAGAGAACTGATAAGGTGTATAATGGAATGGTATGTTTGGGCTACCGCGATGTGCGGAAGTTAAGTACCCCCTTTGGGGGTACTTATTTTGTGCCTACATCGCTACTGTAGGTATGTAGGCTAAGTTAGGTACACCCTTTGGGTGTACCTAACTTTGGCACATGCCGTTATTATATGTTTGTCAACCATTCTACTTCGATTAATACTTTTCAGGCCGGACACAGACTTCATTACGGAATGGCTTCGGGCCAATGACGGACGGGTAGGCCCAGAATTGCGCTCTAGCGAGGGGCGTCGTCTTCGTCTCAATTACCACATGTTGTTTTGGGTTTCTACGAACAATGAGAGAGCCGGTGTTCGGCAGGTGTTTTCTGGCAGCCGAATCGGAGTTGGGGCGAGTCGTTCCACGCAGATCGGACTCAATATCAGCCATAGAGGACCACGCAACGTAGTGATTTCCCCCGTGGAGACCGACTTGGACTTCATTCCCACCCACGAGGCCGAGCATATGTTGGGTGGGTTTTGGGTGTACAACTTCTGTTTTAAGACGGTCGTAGGTCTGCGGGTTTTCGTAATTGTCACGGTCATTTGCCGTCTTATTCACTGAGTCGTAGGCCTCGGATAAGGATGCGAGCATTCTACCTAAGGACTTTTTAAAAAAGGACTTTTTAGAAAAAACTCCCCAAAAACGAAGGACTTTTAGAAAAAGTCCCCAAACACTCCTTGGTTTTTGGGGACTTTTTTCTAAAAAGTCCCCAAAAAGTCTGGACAGGCTGCCCCCCTTTAGCAGTTCACATCTCGAATATATGCACGGCTTGGCAGTCCTCCACGCACCCATCCAGGCGCCGCGTCCTCCGTAATGAGATTATTCGGATTCTGGATATTCTGTTTCAGATTCGGAATCATAGGTGTAAATACACCGTCGAACTGCTGCTCAGAAACTGTCCCGCACTCCTTTCCTTGTCGCACCTGCTCACTGTGTAACAACAGACTCTCCACATCTGCGTTTCCACGGCCACCGCCCATATAAGGCACACCCAAAAAGGGGCGCGCCTGCGGCCGAATCAGGCATCGGTTATTCTTAAATTCCGGTTGATTGCGAAGAACAGAGTCGGAGTCAATGGCTGCATTGTTGAATCCGAATCCTTCCCGGGGATATATTAAAAACTGCTCAACGGCCAGCGGATTCACTTCCTTCGCATCGGGAACAAGATTGCGAGTTACATATTGTCCGGGACCGACTGACTGCGTATAATACTGCTGTATTCCGCACGTGTCATCCCGAGTTTTTGTTAGGCGATTAATCTCCATCCTCTCTGCCATACTGTTTGATATTTATTTCATCCAATACGATAGATGAAAGAAAACCAAGCCAAGAAATTCTGTCGCTGTATTAAATCCGTAAAAAAGACTGTGAAAGTTCGTCGAGGTTCCACTACAGAAGGGGCTGCTATCGCAATATGTACAAAGTCTATGCTCCAACGGAAAGGGCGCACATTGAAGCGTATAAAATGTGCTAAGCCTAATGGACCAAAACTCAATACTCAGAAACTCAAGTAACGTATACCGGTAGACCATTGTTCAGCGGCCTAAAGCAGCGACTGCCTTGTCAAGCCCGGAATCACTTCCAACATACGGCGAAGGATAGCGATTGACGACTGCAGACTCCAATGCTGCAATCCGCTTTCCTGCCGCTACATCCCGCGGAGATGATCCGGGACCAGTTACAGAACTTCCATCAACTGTAAATGTATTATCCTCGTTCAACCAGGGTAGTGCGCCACCATCTGTTCCTGGTAAGCACGCCGCCGAATTCCCCTCCTTACAGGTCTTAAATGGTATTCTATACAACCAATTCTGATACGAATTCATATCATTCGGAATACTGGTAGAGGGCATAGTGACCCATTGACGCTGTCCTTGGTTTCTTCCAAATACATCCGTAGGGTCAGCATAAAACTCTGTCTTGAAAAAATCACTCAACGTTGTTTGTACTAGAGGGTCCAACACTGAATTCGCTGCCGGACGGGTAGGGTTGTATTTCAGTTCATCTATAAGGACATTCATAAAAGGGTTTGCAGAAGTCGGTTGCGTGGCCTTCGGTCCACATTCAAAGGCCTTCTTGGAATCACCCACACACTCTACAGGCATGGATTGAACCCCTTCATTATTTTTACCAATAACGTCTACGTCAGGGATATCTGGCATTAATGGGTCAGAAGACTTTGAATATAAGGATGGCCTGTTCTGGAATCCTTCATCCCGCTTCGTAAGAATATTTAAAAATATAAGAATAGATTGCCCACTCACGAGTAATGCTAATAGCAATGCAATAACTACGGGAATATCTGAATGTAGTTTGGAAGTTGCGAGATATCCGACCCCCATAAAAAGCACAAACACCAGTACAATTTGATTCAACCGATCGCTCACACAATACGTGTAATCAGTTGGAAATATGGGTGTATGAAGAAAAATTCTGGGACTCTGCCAGAAATATGGATCACATAATAGTTTACTAGGCATCTGGAAACTCTCTATCTCTTATCTGCCTTTTTCGCCTCCAACTTCTTTCTGAGTCTTGCGCGAACAGTCGAAAGACGTGTACTTTCGCCAGAATTTGGCATGACATCTTCGTCATTGCTCCCTCCCCCAAACATCGTCTTAAAAGAACTCATTAACTCCACAAAAGCAGGGTGTGACTGAAACTCCTGCATAAGTGACTCGGCCTCAGCAACGAGTTCCTGGGGTCGGAGTTCTCCTCGCTGAACCTTCTCCTGTAGGCGTTTTGCAATACGAGCCATCGCTGACTGTATCATTTTTGGATTTCCCATAGACCCCTTCATTAGAATTTCAAAGGCGCGCGCCGGGTCACGCTCACATGCCTCCATATCCTCCTTAGTAAATCCAAAGTCCTCGGGGCGGAACTCGCGGACCATTTCCTCGGCCAATTTCGCAAGTTTTCCTTTGAGGAATTTTTCTGGAAGAGGTGGTAGTGTTTCCCCTTTCGTTCCAAAAATAGAGAAGAACTTCTCGGACAATTTATCGAAATCAATATTGCTCATTGCGGCTCTAGCCTCACGCATTACGCGGTCTGCCCACTCCTTTGTAAAAGTTTCACCGTCTGCGCCACTATGAAAAGCGACACACAGATTCAGAATAGAAAGATACTCAAAGATGGCCGTGCGGCTTTTCTTTCCAGTAGTCTTCCACAACTCATCCGAAATGGTAACACCAGGAAGAATTTTACCCGGAGTTTTCTCCATTGCGGACTGTGTGAGATTGCGCGTATGAAAGAACACTTCCGTCCTGTATTTCGTTGAGCGCTCCTCTGCGGGAATTGCAAGAGCGGCCTCCAGATCACCCTTAAGTTCCGGGTAGGTTTCCAAAAGGTCCGCTGCAAATTCCTCGTACTTCTTCCCAAACATGTCAGAAGTTTCAGCCGTATTCATTCTTACTATAGATAGGAAGAATGATTGCGGCATATTTAGCGCATAAAACACATCAAAACGGCAACTTCGCAGCCCGAGCCCGCTCACACAAAATACACAACACCTGTAAATATTTCCAAATCACTTCCTGGTTGTCAGCAGTCATCGTGTTCCAATGCTTATCAAAGATAGTAAGAGCCGGTGACATTTCGTTGAAATGTGTCGTAATCTTTTTACGTGCGTATTGAATAATAGCATCTGCATCTTTATCTTTAATAATATCTCGAAGGTCCTTAAACACATGCTCATAAAATAAGTCCAGAATCAGTTTTGGATTGATAAGTTTCGCACCACGAATCGCCTCCAAACTTAGTTTGATTTCACGCTCCTCAGGATAGGTTTCAGAAAGCTGCTCAAAGAAACGAATAAGCTGTGTGTTAAAAGCACCTAGCGCAGACATGCCTCTTATATTTAAGATATAGTAAAACTTTAGACCAATATGCGCGCCGCCTCCGTCTAAATTGCTCTTGCAGGTCCACGAGGCGTTCCCAAATCCCGCTCGCGCTGATATGCCTCCATTTGCTTATCAAATAACTCTTCCTTTTTAGACTTTTTCCTGCCGGATTCTATTCCTGTATTGTAGGAATTCTGTGAACGGTCACCCGGACTCGCCCCGCCGTTCAAAAAAGAAAATGCACCAGGAATAGTTTCACCACCGTTCCCTTGCGTCGACGTGTCTACATCCAGACCACTATAGCCGAAGCCCTTTGAAAAACTAGATTGCTCCTGCACGTTCCAGGGATCCGGCTCACCGCCTGCTCCAGCAACTGGGGTCGGCACACCAGCATTCTTTGATATATTCTGTGTTTCCATCATCTTTTTTTCATATAACCAATTCATCACATCTGAATCTGTTTTGGGTTCCGGGTCACCTGAAAGAACCAGTGTCGGGACCTTTTTTAACCAAGAGGGTAGCGGAGGACGAGAGGAGGATGGGTCCACACACACATAATGAAAAAGTCCCTTCCAAGGAGTTTGTCCAATTTCGCTTATGAATGCGCGTGACCACTGGCAACGATTACTGTAATAACAAATATGTATAGGTTTCTGGACGGACATCGCCTCTACTATTGAATATGAACAGTCATTCCAGTAAAATCTGAACGCGGTCAACTCCGCCGCTCCCGCCGCCTAAAATTGATTCGCGTGGAACATAGAGAGTATATTAGAATGGCTGAACCTCCCAGTCGCAAATTCACAATTCGCAAGCCCGCCGCCGCAACGACTGGTCCGACGAATGTGTTCAAAAATATCTTACAGCCCTCTCGGAATACTCTGAAATTTCGCCTCGCACCAACTGACGTTGCCTATGCAAATGCGCTTCGGCGAGTTGTTCTTACCGAAGTAGAGTGCGTTGCGTTTCGCTCTGAAATCCTAGAGGACGGCACAACATCCGGTATAAAAATTCTGAAAAACAGTACTCCGATGAGTAATGAAATGCTTGCGCACCGTATCGGGCTTATTCCCATCCACGTAGCAAATCCGCTAGAATGGGACTCCGAGAGTCACACCTTCAAACTAAATGTGACTAACGATTCACCGGATTCTATTGACGTTGTTGCGTCCGATATTAAAGTTCTCCGTGTTCGTGAGCCGGGCGAAGAATTTGCACCAGTCCCCAGCGTAGAGTTCTTTCATCCTGACCCGTACTCAAAGGAAACGGTGTTAATTGCCGTTCTAAAGGGGCACGTGGCTACACAAGACCCCGAGGTTCTGTCTTTTGAAGCAACTGCAACCTTGGGAACCGGGCGTGAGAACGCACAGTTTATCCCAGTAAGCCAGTGCTCTTATGCGTATACACCCGATACGAACCCTGAGCGTGTTCGTGAACATTTTGAGGCCTGGATCTCCTCACATAAAAAAATTAGCGAGGAAGAGCTTGCACAGAATCCTACGAAAAAAGAGGAACTAGAGCGCGAATTTAAGACAATGGAGATTGCAAGGTGTTTCGTAATAAATGAGCAAGGGGAGCCGAATAGTTTTGACTTTGTACTAGAGAGTGTAGGTGTTCTAGACCCGGTTTATATTGTTGCTCGCGCAATTCAAGTACTTCAAGAGAAGGTGACGTTCTATGCGTCTGTGGACACAGGTGATCTTCCTCTGAACGTCCAGATTAGGCCCGCAGATGCAAAAATGAAAGGGTTCGATTTCGTCTTTCAGGGAGAGGACCACACTCTCGGAAATATTCTACAGACATGGATGGATGCGAACCTGATGGATACGAACGAGATTACATATGTAGGCTACAAGGTCCCGCACCCTCTCAAAGACGAGATGGTCCTCAGGGTCGGTGTGGAGGACGGAAAGGAGCACACTGCACGCACGGCGCTCATGAAGGCGACTCGTGGCCTGGCGACCCTCTTTAAGAGTTGGGGCGCAGACTGGGCGGCTCTCGGTGGAACAGCGGCGGGACCTCCTCGCCAGTCTAGCGTGCGCCAGGCGATGCAAGTGCGGTCCAGTCGGCATGCGCAGCCCGGATTTTGAAATACCGCCAAGTACTTAAATTAACTACTTTTGGCACATCACGATAGAGCTTAGACCAACGCATTTAACCTTTTCGTGAATTCATTCATCCCGAATTGCGTATAATGGCTCAAGTCTGGGGAAATTACAGCCTCTTGTGGAAACTCCGAGAGCATCTCTGTTGGATCCAAAAAGGGAATTGCGTTCTCAGCGCAAACCCCTTTTAGAAGTTGCACGAGCGCGTTCCTGGAGGCCAGGTACTCTCCCCCCAGTTTCGCGTTATAGTGCGACACTACAATCATTTTTTTTGGCTCAAGAGTTGCCTTCAATAATTGGAGGTCTCTACGAATTTCCTCGTCCGTCTGCTCTACCAATCTGAACCCCTCCAAAACATTTGTAGGCGTTCCTCGATTGAAATCGGGGAAGCGCTTGTCTACACTCAGGTCGTGCAAACAGAGGCCACCGTGCATATACTTCTTTCTCGAGCACACCTCTATAACAAATACGTCGGTCTGTTCGTATAATTGGCGGTAAGTGGAAGTCCATTGTAAAGGAGTCCCCTGTAAAATTCCTGCTCGAAAACAGATTTTATTATAGGGTGGTTGTAGCATTAATTTCCCTGTTATATAATGAATGAGTTGAACAACTTCGCTCGTCGTATGCGTATAAGTAATCATATCACTCAATTTCGTATTATTTACAACATAGGATACTCTACAACTTCCAAATGCAGTCACAATTTGCCCAGAACTCTCGTGTAATTCTATAAATTTCGACATTTTTGCCTGTTTTGACCGATGATCCCCAGGACTTCCCGCAAAATGTAGAATCGTCTTTGTAGTTTTCATCGATGTTTCATTGATCACCACATGTGGCTTCATGGCCTGATTCTCTTTAAGGCCGCTCTTGATAGTATTATAAACCATATGCGCCTGCTCAAAAAATCCTACACCAGGTGTACTCGCAATATGCGCCTTGATTCTCTGAAAGAGAGCTCGTATGGTGTCCGTGTTTTTGAACAAGAGTACGCCCGCCGAAAATCCTGTCTTGTCTTCTAAGGCCGCCACTTCGCCTGGAGCGAAAAGGTCTTTTCCCCAATAATCATAGGGGACCACTAAATCTAGCGAACCCTCTTCCAACGCATACAGGCGGTCTTCTGTGGCCAAATCAAAGATGGGCTTAAGCGGGCGTATCACCAGAATATCCGTATCAAGATAAAGAATCTTCTCGTAGTTTAAAACATCTGGAAAATCAAAGATGTCGAGGCGCGCAGCAGAGGCTGCGACCACTGTTTGAATATTATCATTTATTTTGAAGATGGGCGCACCTTTTATATTCGGCCGCATCTGGTCCATGAATTCGGTGGACGTATAAATAAGAATGTCGGTTGAGTCGTCCAGGTCTCCGTACTTGTACAGACTATTCAGCAAAAGATAGGCGAGTTCCACATATTCTTTTTTCAGAAATACCGATAGTACTATAAGACTTTTTTCCATTATGTATAAAATGCGCGGTTTCTTTACGCCTTTTATATCTAGAAACATAAAAGTATGAATGAGCGCATTCCCTGGTATTATATGTGGACTCCCAAATATGAAATTTTTCATCGCCTGATACAAGAGAGTATGGACCGATTTCCACGCCTTAGAGCGGATTTTTGTGATCGTCCCATATTTTTCGAGCAGGCTCTGTTTAATAAGAAACTATCTACGGAGGCCAGCGTGCACAGTTTTATGAACTCGAATCTAAAAGTCGATTTGATTATTCAGTGTATAGAGCAGAATTGGGGCAAATATTTCATTTTCAGCGATGCAGACATTTTCATTAGGTCCGCAAAGGTAAAAGAGATGTGCGCCCCATTCATGGAACTTAGCTATGATTCTGTCTTTATGGCGGAAAATTCTTATGATTCCGAAGTAAATATTGGATTTATTCTGACAAGAGCGAATGAGGCGACGCTGGCTCTTTGGAAGGATATTCAAGCTCGTATTAATCAAAATGGAGGCCATGACCAAAGTATTATGAACAATATTTTACGAGAAGGATGGTCTGGAAAATGGTGTACGTTTGATATCGGTGACGTTGTTTCTAACAAAACATATAGGGATGACAAATTTATCATATTTCAATTTCTTTCTAGTTGTAATGGATATGAATCGGATATGGCTGAAAAGTTGTTTTCTCAATATAAGTTTACAAACTATGATATAAGCCACTTGTATTATTTGTTAGATGATAAAATACTGAATTTTAAAGGATAATCTAGAAAAGGATTTTAAAAAATTTTAATTATAATAATTATATTTGCCAAGCATGCAAAAATGTGAGCTAATTGATGATACTTTATTTCAGAAAGGTGCTTTGCAATGAGGTAAGAAAACATTGCTTTGTATAAACAAGATGCGCCCAACATCCGATATTCTAAATTATATTGTTTCAAATTATTCGTACCATTTTCTCCCCATAACACAATATTAAAATCCATGTAAACACAATACACCATAATTATGCGATCTAATAATTTTATTAGATTCTGCATGAATGAATATTCAGGAGGGCATCCATGATTCCATATAGATGTAAATGTTCCTAATAGTAGAAAAAACAAGTAATGAAATGGAAGTTTATCATGATATATGATAGCTACATTTAATTGTAAATATCCTAATAAAGAAGAAGAAAAAAATAATTCAGGAGCACCCATATCCTTCTTTTCTTGTAACTTAAAATAAATAATCTATAAATAGGTGTAATGGAACAGAAGATCCATTTTTATTGTATCAATTTGAAAAATCGTACGGACCGCTGGGATAATTTTTCTAGCCAACCGGCCATCAAAGATATAAAGGAAAGGCACCACTTCGAACGATTTGAGGCTGTATCTGGTTCCACAGTAGATGTCCAGAATGACTCTCGCATCTCTCTCAGAACAAAACGGAATATTAAGGAATCTGCGAGGCGCGAACACTCGGATATTAATACTGCTGGGGCGATTGGATGTTATTTGAGCCACACGGACCTTTGGCGTAAAGTCGCAGACGGCTCGGAGCCCTTTGCCATTATTTTTGAAGATGACACACAACTTCCCAACGATTTTTTGTACACATTTGAGCGCTGTTTCTACGATAAGAATCTTCTTCCTGATATGCCAGATGTCTGGACATTTTCGTATGGCTGGTGGTTCTACTACCAAGCAAAAGGGAAGAAATATCCACAGGATATTCCCGAGAATGTTCGTGGGCCCTGGATTCTCAATACGTGTCCTGGTGGACTCAACGGATATTTCATAACGAAAGAGGGTGCTAAAAAACTCCTGGATACAGCCTTTCCGATTGATATGCACGTAGACATGTATATTTGTATGTGCGCGGAACTGCGACGTGTTAAGTGTGTGGCGCACAAGAAACTCATTCTGAGTCTTCTTTCGGAAAGCGAAAAATCAGACATTCAGTTACAGACGGAATGTGCGATTTGCGATATTCCTAGCGATTACAAGGACCGAGGAATTATTACGGTGAATATGCGCATTCTATTTGCGGCAGTAATCTGCCTGTATTTCTTGGAGCGGGTTACACGGTCTGGTAGGCGATGAACTTTTTAGAAAAAAGTTCCCTACGGAATTAAAAGTGTATCAACTCCTCCGTTAAAACCATCAATATAACTTGAATAGTGTAGGGTTTCCATACAGTATTCTTTTATATCAAACATGCCCTCTTCTATATAATCGGGATACGACTTACGCACATTATTATACAAATATCTTCCGTATAAATCCATATTTTCATATAGTATAACTGGCCTATATTTTTTAATGGTTTCTATCCCTTTTGAAAATATAAAATTCTCTGAGCCCTGCGCGTCACAATGTATATATCCAATATCATCTAACCCCATATTATCTATCGTTGTTAACTTAATATTTTCTCCATCGTCTCCTAAACAAATTCCACCGAAATTACATCCTAAATTACTTTCTTCGTTGTATCTTTTTGATACGTCACCGAGGCCACCATCCAAATCAATACTGTTCATTTTTCCATTTCCTACAAAACAAAATACTCCAAGATTATTTGGTATAATTTTATCTTGTAATTTATTTTGATTTATATTATGAACTAAAAGGTTATACATATTACGCTGAGGTTCGTACACATATAACTTTTGTTCAGTGTTTAGAAAAGAAGAATATACAACGGATGAAGTCCCACAATGACCCCCTATTTCTAGAATATTACGATTCGGATCTATATATTTACGTAATTTTAATAGGGTATCAATATCCCAGTATCGCCCCAATTTAAATTCCATTCCAACACCATAATCATTTTTATATAGTGTTATTAAACCATACTCGGTATTGTATGTTTCCATAAACTATAGAAAGATACAAATATTCATAAAAAATCGCAGGAACTTTTTCTGGCAAGTTCTTTTTAGGAACTTTTTAGAAAAAGTTCGTTTAATCGACCTCCTCCACGCGAGGGCTTGGCTCCGCTGTAGGCTCAGGCTGCATTTCCGCCGCCGCTTGTGCCGCGCCCTGCCCCGAAGAATCCGTTGCCCCATACATCGCCATCAGCATCGGTCGAATCTCCTCCTCCACTGCCTTCTGCCGCTCCTTATACACATCTGTCAACTCCTCGGGATTTGCCTCGAGCCACTCAATATGGCCCTTGAGAATCCCCTCAGCCTTCTCCAACGTAGCCGCATCTGTCTTCTCCTTTGCCTTCTCGTCCCGGAATGAGTTCCGAGCATTGTACAAATACGACTCTAGACCATTCTTCGCCTCCACACGTTCCATACGCACCTTATCCTCCTCTGCCGCCGCCGCCGCCTCCGCAACCATCCGCTCAATATCATCCTTATTCAGCCGCCCCTTGTCATTTGTAATCGTAATCTTCTCTGTCTTACCTGTAGATTTCTCCGCCGCAGAGACGTTCAGAATACCGTTTGCATCAACATCATAGGTTACCTCAATCTGCGGAACACCGCGCGGCATCGGTGGCAGACCCTCCAGACGGAACTTTCCTAACAACCGATTATCTTTTGTGAACTGACGCTCACCCTCAAATACACAGATATCCACAGCAACCTGGTTATCAGAGAAGGTACTAAACGTCTGCGACTTCTTCACAGGAATCGTCGTATTCCGCTTAATCAGCGTCGTCATCACATTCCCGGATGTTTCAATTCCCAAACTGAGCGGCGTTACATCCAACAGAAGAAGCTCTGATGTTGCATCATTCTTGTTGTTCCCACTGAGAATATGGGCCTGTACCGCAGCACCATACGCCACTGCCTCGTCGGGGTGAATGCTCTGGCACAACTCCTTTCCATTGAAGAACTCCTTCAAAAGAGCTTGTACACGCGGAATACGAGAAGAGCCGCCTACCAACACTACATCATTAATATCCCCCTTTCCGAGTTTTGCATCTTTTAGAACCTGCTCCACTGGTCCCATGCACTTCCGGAACAGGTCCTCACATAAAGACTCAAATTTCGCGCGAGTAATTGTCAGAACCAGGTCATTCCCCTCCGCAAGACTGTCCACCTCCAAATTCGCTTGATTTGCAGTAGAAAGCGTCTTCTTCACACGCTCTGCAGCAAGGCGTAGTCTCGCCATCGCCTTCGCATTCGTGCGAATATCCAACTTTGTCTTACGCTTAAACTCGTCCATCGCCCACTCCACAATCCGTGTATCCACATCCTGCCCCCCGAGATGCGTATCACCGCTCGTGGCCAGCACCTCGAATACACCATCCTCTACGGAAAGTAGCGAAACGTCAAAGGTGCCGCCGCCAAGATCAAAAATGACCACCTTTTGCTCACCCTTTCCATTCTCATTCAGACCATACGCAATACACGCAGCAGTGGGCTCAGCAAGAAGACGCAGTACATTCAGACCCGCAATGCGACCAGCATCCTTAGTTGCCTGCCGCTGTGCATCATTGAAATACGCCGGCACGGTGACAACTGCATCCTTTACCTCCTGACCCAAGTATGACTCAGCCATTGCCTTCAACTTTGCGAGAACCATTGCGGAGAGCTCCTCAGGATACATCCGTTTTGTCTCTCCATTTGTCTCCACCTCCACCTGAGGCCGATTCTTCCCATCATCCACTACCTTAAAGGGCCATGTACGCATATCCTTCTTCACGGCAGGGTCGTCAAAAGTGCGCCCAATTAGACGCTTTGCATCAAAAATAGTATTTGTTGGATTCGTTGCGCCCAGACTCTTTGCAGCCTCACCGACAAGACGCTCATCCCCAAAACTAATAACTGACGGAACACTCCTATTTCCTGTCTCCGACGCAATAATATCTACAGCCCCATTCTTCCAGACGGCCACCATAGACATACACGTAGCAAGATCACACCCAATAACATAGTTCGTGCTACCAGACATTTCTCGCTCTACATAGATGGGTTGACAGGTTTTTAAGCGGCCAGTGCGAACCCAATATTTTCAAACTAAGCCATAGGGAGACCAATGAGTGAAGAAGAAATATTATTTGAGCTTGGTGACATCGTTCTTCTTGTTGGTGGGCAAATAGACGGTCTTCGTGGACGTATTTATTATATTGACGAAAATCTCATACGCATTCTTCCCGACGGTCTATCCGACCGGCTCGTAGATATTCCAATTGTGGATAGCGACCTGGACCCTACTCTCAAGATTGAACATTTATACAGTGTATCCAAACGTATACATCCGGCCTTTGTTGCACAGATTTCTGCAGAAGTGGAAGAGTCCGCAGAAACATTTGACAAGGACGGAACGCCTGGCCCATCATATAAGATTCGCGCAATAGATGAATCCGCCGACACATTGATATTGGTGGATGAAACTGGCGGTGAAATTGTTGTAGAGGCAAATTTCATCGGAATTCCATTAGACCTTCCCTTCGCCGTTCTTCGCCCCAGAGCGCCTCCAGAAGAAATTCCCGATGGACCGGATCTTCCCGCCGATGAAGAAGGGGACGATGGGTTTGGAGAAATTTTAGATGAGGAAATAAAAGATACAGGTGATGCGATAGAGGAAATTCGCGAAATTCCAACGTCTCAACGGCTCTACTCTGACGCAATTCAACGGAATGATATGCTTCAAGAAATGGTCTCCTTTTTAGACAAGGCAGCTCAAAAAAATCCAGAGCGCCATAAACAAGTACGAACTATTGTGGAGCAATGTATCCTTCTACGTAATGATATTATTGAGTACAATCCTGCAGGAGAACCAATTGGCACATTAAATACATCCCTTATGACAATTTCTGACCTTATCGCTAGCGGTTCAGTCTTACTTTCACGACGCGTAATGAGAGCAAATCGTGTTTTATACCTTGATCATACACCAGAGTCTCTCTATAAAATTGCGAACGGTGACTCTCCCACAGACCCCTTAGAGGTTACAGATGCAGATATTGTTATTCGCTATTTGGATGAGGTTGTCAACGGAACAGTTGAATATATGAATACACAGATGGGGGGAATTAGTTCTCAAATACTATCTCCTGACTCTTTACCGGAGTGGTACTTATCATGGGAAACTCTCAATAAAGTATATCATCCTACGTGGACTGTATCAGGAGACCAATTATCTAAGCCGTTTATGCGAGATACCGAGTTTCTTCGCTATCCCGTTCTTGATATTGAATCTGTGGATGGTCTTGGCTCTCTTGGAGCAGATGCAAAAGTACTTATTACAAGTGAGCAAGTCACAAAAATAAATATGAGTCTTTTGCGTGGACTCGGCCCCCGTTTTGGTCGCCTCCGTGAAAAAGACCCTATCCGTAAAATAGAGTCAGCAGAAGAGGGCGTCACAATAAATACGCTGATTTTTCCCATTTCCGAACAACAGTATCTCGGCTCCACACGCTCTGGTGTGATAGCAAAAGATATAGCATTTAGTAGTTTTCCCGTTCAAACAATATCCGATATTATGGAACGCTTGGATGGTATTCCAGACCGCCCCACTGCAGGCGGTATACTTCTTGTAGGGGAGGGAGGTAATACAAACGGCTCTATTGCTTTAGACGACTGGATTGCCTCACAACCGCTATATCCTCTCGGACTTGCTGACGCAATAATAGAACTTGCGAGCTACGGATTTTCTAATGTAGAATTCAATTCCGAACAACAGAGTATTATTGTCAAGAAAATAGACGGTTATCGCGCACTTCTTAAACAATTCATTATTGAACTTCGTGATCGTATGGCAAAACTTATTAGCGAACAAGTTGTCACTGAAAATCCATTTCTACAGGGAGACTCTTTTAAAACATTCATAGGCGCAATGAAGGCAGAGCCACTTTTAGATGCGATTCTTATGGAAGTGAAAAATTTCACGCCTGCTTACAGAAATAATGATATTGCTATTGTTGCTGCTGCTATCACTAAATCAGCAGACCTGTTTCTAACAACATTGGCTCAACATGCGGGCCCTCTTGCAAAAGAACGAAATCGTCATATAACGAATCAATATTTGGTTGCGCTTTCAAACGCCCTCTCAAAAGCGGAGGTGAATGCGTTGAGTGTATATGTACCTGAGCCGAACAATTGTGCCCATGTAAAAGATTATATAATAATTCAGAAACAAAAGGAATTGGAGACGCGCATGAAATTATTTGCGAAATTTATCACTCGTTACGAAGGTACTCGTAAACATAATTGGGTGAATTGCTCGGCGTGTAAGGAGCATCTCGTCTGCTACCATGAAATTCTCCTCTTGAAAGAATATCTCCACCCCAAAGAAAAAGGCGAAATTCACAAGGAATTACTTTTGGCGTTTAATGGCGGCGCATTTCAGGGAAAATTCATCTGTAAGAATTGTGGTCAATCCATATCTGATTTTGACTATGATACAAGTATAGAGTATGCTGACGATGGCACACCCATTTCGGGGAGGGCTGTACTTGAAGAGGAGCCGAAGATCAAGGACACACTAGACCTAATTCTTGGAGAAAATGCAGAGAATTCTGGAACAGCAGAGGACGAAATTACTTTTAAATCCGAGTCGCAGCGAATTATCTTCGCCGCAGCAAAAAGGCTTTTTGATACAGTGGGAATATACGCAAAAACGGATACGCTCAAACGGGTTCTCATGCGTGTAGAGGCAGAAATGCTAAAACAGCCATCCTTAAGTGATTATAAGCAACTCACAAAGGGAAAACAACGCGCAATTGACTATCAAGTGTTTATCAACCGAATTATGGTTGCAGCTCTTGCTGCAGTTTGCTTGATTGAAATTCAGACGAACATACCAGGCTTTGTTGTTCGCTACAAATTGGCTGGATGTCGCGCAGGGTTTTCTGGCTTCCCTCTAGGGAATGAAAAAGATTTAACTGGTGTGGAATACATAATTTGTGCTGTTGCTTCAATTCGTGATGATGTTGCTCCCTGGAGTTTAACCGGTTATCAACAAGAGACGAGTGAAAAACGGCGAATCGACTCTATTACCACAAATACTAATCGTCTTTTAGGCACAGTAATTTCACAGGCGGCCGTTCAACAGCAAATTTCTAAAAAACGGGAGTACTTAAAGTCTGTCTATGGTACGCTCTTACACACTGAACAACTGCCAGAGAAAATTCCAGATGGCTTCCGTCCGATTCCTCACGCAATTTCAAAAGAAGATGCTACAAAGATTCCAACTATCCCAGAGGCTGCAACACCGTTGGAGAAAATTCGCGGATGGATTATGTTGGCACATCAACTTGGTGTGGAGTCTGGGAATCTTGTAAAGGGGAATCCATTTTCAGATGCCACGTGCTGTCTCGGTCCTATCCAAGAACCGGGAAAATTCTGGAAAGCAGTAACATCACTGCCAGACCTGCCAATGAAAGCGCCGCCACAGGGCCCAATAAACTCGCACATAAGTATTCACTTTCGACCAAGACCGTATGAAATACTTGTAGGGACGGTTCCTCCCGAAATTATATATCGTATTTTCCTTAAAATTTGCTATGAAGGTCCTAAAACAGGTCTTCCACATGAATTCGGATATACGAATATTTGTGCAAATTGTGGATTTATTTCCCCTGTAAATCCCTATGATGTAAAACCTTTCCCACCTATTGGTTCAAAAGAACTGCTAAAAACATATACTGAAGAAGTGGAATCTATTATTACAAAAGGAAAGGTTGCTCTTCAAACACAAAAGGTGAAAATCGATTCTGCAGCATTTGAAACAATTCTTGACGCAACACATCGCGCCTTCAAAGTGGAGCCACCAACTATTTTGCGGCCCCCTGCGGGAATGAAACTCTTTGAAATGTTTCGTACACTTGAGCCAGAGCCGTATGAAGGGTGGCGAAAAATGATTACATCCACTATGGAAAAACTGTCTAAATTGCCACCTGGCCTGAGAAAAATAGATATTGCTACTGCATACGGCGATTTGTCTGACTTTTCTTTAGAAAGTCTCAGCATTTTAAAAGAACGCATCGGAGCAGAAAATACGGTCGCACTTCAACAAATTTTAGAGGGGCCTGTTACAGAATCCACCGAAAATATTGTTTCGTATATTTTAATACCGTTTCAACGCTTAGCAACCGGATTTCAAATATCTTCTATACAGATTCCAAAGGGCTATGAGCAACTTGGCTCAGGAACTGAAGAGGATATCAACCAGAATTTAAAGCAGCACCTTTTATTTCTTCAACAACTGACTAAAAGAGCCGTGGGTCTAACCTTAGAAAAAATTAAATGGACTATTCAACGGCTCTCGCGAACTATTGTACTTTTGAAGCAGAATGTGCGGAATGCCTTTATTCCGGGTGGAGAAATTGGTCTACCCTATATAGTTATTGCTCTAGTTACAGGAATTCTCAGAAATTTTGTTGACCCCGATTTTATTCCTGAGAAAAGTCAAACGGAACTCGTGGACGCAGGCGCAAGAGCCCCAATTCAGATTCTCGATGTGTGCGTTCAGAAAATGCGGAAAGAATCTTTGAAATTTACAAATGAGAATATAAAAGAAATGATTGCGCGCAGAGATGAGATTGAAAAGAATCTGTTTATTCGACGCTTTGAGGGGTTGACCCCGCAAGAAAAGGCAATGGCAAAACGAATTAAACAACTTGGTTTGAAAGAATGGGCCATTGGCGGGACGAACGCAATTCAGAAATACGACTCTGACCAATATGAGGTCGAGCGAAATCAACGCGCAGAAATGGGTTTTGCGGAAATATTCAGCCCCGAGGATGCTGGTGCAGAGGGTGGGTACGACCATGAACAGATTGCGGAGGATGATTACTAAGCATGTAACATCTAGTACTTAATCTTTTCGTTCTACTTATTAGAGCCAACTACTTGGCGGTACCGGCATGTAAAAAAATTGCGCGGGCTGGGCGCAGTTGTACGAATACAGCCCCCATGAATGGAATCACAGGGACAATTGATATTTCCGACCTAGAAAAAAATATAAAAGCAGTCAACACAAGCATTTCTCTTGTAAAATATTACTGTACGTACTATTCAAATGAAACCCTACCAATACACATCGCCTTTAAGATTTTAAATGCAATGTATATTGGCTTTTATAATCTCTTTGTCTGTCTTTACGGAGGAGGTTTATACACAAAGGTCTACATTGGACACTATACTATATACTATGAACCCAAAGAATGTGATTATTCAATTTATAGGTTTACATCTGCCACAACACCAGCAAAGGGGTTAGCATTTGACCGAAGTGGTCCAAAAGCAAATACGTATCCGAGAATCAGACACCAGGTAGAAATAGACTTAATATATAAAATACAGAATGAATTAATCGAGTGTTATAACATTCTTTCGACTATACCTGGATTTAAAGAAAATTTAGATGGATTTATTCCCAATATCGAGAAAGAAATGCAGGACGACATATGGAATCGTTATGAAATGTATACAAAGTCCGTTAAAGGGTACGACTATGCGCATAAAGAGTTTACATTGTGAGGTCCTAAAGATTTATCCCCCATTTTTGTTTACCCGCATGTAGGCATTCGCATTTGAATAAAACAATAACCTCCTCTTACCACAGATGAGGACGCTTCTCCTCGCAGCCATTCTTTATTTAATAGGAGTTGTTATTATCCTCCTTTTAAGGCCAAAACCGATGTTTGATGAGAACGGTGACTGGAGAGAATTTGGAATTGTATCAAAGTTCCATACGGTGTTTCCATTCTGGCTCTTTTGTATTGTTTGGGCAGTTCTATCGTATTGTATCACGCTCTTTTTTATTGGAGCACCCGGTCGTAGTAGCCCTGCTGCTGAAAAATCTCCGGTAGACGAACCCATTCGCTCCAATCCCCGTTCCGGCAAACGGTCAAAATCTGGTAAACGGTCAAAACCAGTGGAAACTCCACCAGAAAATTTGGTAGAACCACTTTCAAGATTTCCTGAAATAAATGGGAAAAATCCGCCGAAGCCTGGTTATTATGTACTAGATGATACGAGAACAAAAGATAGTGGAGAACCCAGATACGTATACTACGGCTCTAAACCACCGCCTGGGTCATTAAGCGAAGAATGATGTGTACCTTTCCTAGAGGATGGCAGCACCCGTAGCAGCAGCTCCCGCAGCAGCAGCTCCCGCAGCAGCAAATAATTTGGATCTCAGCGAATACATTCGCGAAATTAGACCTTACAATGAGGAGCAAGAAAAACGTATTTCTATGTTTTTCAAGAAAAAAGAACGATTTTCGTCATTATTCACCTATAATAAAGCAGGTGATTTAACAGTTTTTAATAAGGCCGGAACGCTGGAAGATACGATTCGTCTAAAAACATTTGTTCCCTTGGACCCCACACAGCGCGAAATTATGGACCAAGAACGAACCGATGCTATAGGTGAAGCACAATTACGCTACGAAGGAGCAATAGAGGCTCTTCGTGCAGCAATGGAACAATATAAAATATCAGGAGCCAAACAGGCTATTCTCGCAGCACAAAAAGCAGCCAATGAAGCAGACCAAGTTCTTACTCGTGTTCGCTATGGAACTAGAGAAGTAAAAAGTATTATGAATCCGGAAGTACGCTCAGTTCAATTTGATAAACCAAAGGAACACAGAAAGTTATTTTCTATGGGCGATCCCTTTAAAAAAGAACTATATCGTCTTATTATCTTAGAGCATCCACATCTAAAATTCAATGGAACATACATAGATACACCTGTAGGTGAAGAAAAGGAGGAAGAAGAGGTTAAAAGCACAGAAGACCGTGATTCCGACGCAAGTGTTCGGCAGAAACTACGCGATGGACGTTGGGCCCGTATCTTCTTTGAAGCAGATGACGGTCCTTCTGGCTTTCTTAGCCCCTTTTGGCCGGTCGAGTTTACAATGGACTCTGACACTGGCGAAAGTATACGCTATTTAACAGCATCACAAGCCTGGGAATATGCTCGCGCAAAAGAGGCTGGCAACGAAAATCTAATGAAAACAATACTACAGACTAGGTCAACAAGGACAATGAGATTCATTACAAAGAAACTAATCGTACAGCCGAAAAACCCAAAAGAGGTGTGGCTCAATATTTTTAGAGCAGTTTATGAACAGCATCCGGAACTCAGAGATAAGTTGCTCGCAACAGGGACAGACGCACTTGTATTTGCAGATATGCGCGAGGGTCCTTCAGGAACTGGCTTTGGAGAACGGTCGAAAGAAACTCTGGATGCATCAAAATGGACCGGCGAAAATGCTGTTGGATTCGCCCTAGAAACGTTGCGCTACGAAATGCGCGAGGGTACTGCGAAAGAGGGTGCCGCCGCCGCCGTAGTGCCAGATAGCGCAGTCGTCACAGAAGAGGAGCAAGCAGCCGCGCGCACCGGAGCAATTATTGGACAACGTAAACGGTTCTTTCCAAGAGGAAAGGGACAAGCAGTCCCTTAGAAACTTTTGTAAGGGCATGTACAGTGATGTGCATAACTTAAGTACACCCCGAGGGTGTACCTAACTTAATCACATCGCGGCAGATCTTATGTTTGTATTGGATAAGGTCGTATGCTTCCTTCGTTCTGGTCGCAATTTACCTCCTTTGAGGTATAGGAATAACAAATACCATTTTTATCTTTGTATGTACGAGTATCAACATTCGTGGGGTGCGGATACTCGTAAATAGTACGCAGCTCACTTTTATAAAAAATAAAGAGGGCGTAGCCAACAGCCAACCCCCCTATAAACGGTGCAATACGAAAATGTTTCAACATACCTTCCTGACTATAATAGAGATTTCCGGTACATAAATCAGAGGGACTCCAATGCAGTTTTTAAAGTCAGAAAAGTATCCACTCGCATTCAGTTTTATCCTGGGCGTTGGAATTATGGCCGCGCTCAAACCTGGTTGTAGAGAGCGCGATTGCTCTATTAAGAAAGCCGCACCAACAGAGGATGTTGTGAAATCGACATTTCAGATTGGGAATAAATGCTATCAATTTGGAACACGAAATACAGATTGTCCAACTAATGGAGAGATTATTGAAGCATTCCGACATTCTTGAGAGGTGTCGGACGGCGCGCGGGGATACCGGCATGTGCCAAACTTAGGTACACCCTCGTGGTGTACCTAACTTAGCCCACATGTCTACAGTAGTGATGTAGGCATAAAATAAGTACCCCCTAAAGGGGGTACTTATTTTACGCACATCACGGTAGCTGAGGATTTTCTATAATTAATCTTTCAGACCTTTATTTCAGAAATGAGTACCTTACTTACAGATTTAGATTCATCGCCACCAGTTTCTTCCAAAGACGGTGACCTCGTCGACCAGATTTTAAAAGAAATGAACGGTCCACCGCTGCCTTCTCCCTCTCCGGCAAACACTGCTGTAAATTCCTATACAATGGCAACAAATCCCGCAACAGCCCATGTAATAGGTGGAGCACATCCGACTCCTGCTGATTTTGCTGCGGCCATGCATGGAGTTCCACAGTCATCTTCCATGTACACGGAAGCCCCTGCACTCCCGGCAGCAGTTGTTGCGCACCGTCCCTATAAGAAATCGTTTCTACAGCGTCTCGGTGACGAATTCAAGATTCCCATAATGATTTCTATCCTCTTTTTTGTCTTTTCTCTTCCAATGATAAATCTTCTCTTTGCGCGCTATGTCCCATGTACAGTACAGAGTACAGGTCAAATGACGACAATTGGTCTTGCTTTAAAATCATTGACTACAGGAGCCACCTTTTGGCTTTTACAGCGAGTAGTTGTTCCGTTATTTGCACAATAAATAGTCGTCCATTTTAGAATGAGAGTGAAAATGGAACTTCTTTTATCTACAATTCTCGCCCTATATGCGGTAGTCATTTTTCCATCTGGCTATCTGCTATTGACCGCTGTTGTAACGGTGGCGGCATATCTTTTTACAAAATCATATTTCAGTGTTCTCGGTGTCTTAATTGTAATGGTACTTCTGAATGCTTTAAATACCGTATTTTTGACCGCAGTGGAGTCCAATAAGTATGGCGCAATAACTGGCCCCACGGGTGGAACTATTGTAGGTGTAGAGGCGTTTCAGCCAAAAGACCCGGTAAGTATTCATCAGCGTCTTTCTTCGGACAAAAGGGGTCTGCCGCTTCAGCCGAAGGTCAATCAGGTTCAGGGAGTCTTGGAGGCACCGTCCATTCTGAACTCTCTGCAAATAAGTCAGATTGACTCATTTGAGAACGGTGCGTCTACAAAAGCCCTTCCAGCGACTGTTGGAGTCACGGAGCGTATTCGCACACCAGCAGAAGGGTTCGTGCCAAATGTGCCCTCTCCCGACTTAGGATCACCCAGAGGCAACCCTTTTTTACACAATGGCGAGGACAAAGAGGGCGTGAAGCGGGCTCTCGAGAAGACCTTGCTTACGGGGGAAATGCATGAAGAGGCTGGTGCAACAGTTGGTCCCGGCGCTCCGGTCTAATGTTTTAAACACATCACGGTACTTGGTGGTAATAAACACGCAGTCTAAATAGATGGCACTAAGGCCAAACGAGATTCACAATATGGAGCGTATGTTCCTTGAATATACGCACCGTCTTTTGGACCTGTATGCGACAAAGGCCGACCACGAGAGAGATATTGCTATATTTCGCAATACGGAACAGCGTGTTCAGAATTTGAAAAATAGAACTGTGCGTAATCACAAGCGCACTGCGTCCCGCAATAAAAATTTTCTGAAAGGTATCAGCAATATACAGAACACTCTTGGGGATAGAAAGTCAACCATGCGAATTAATAACAAAGGGAAAGTTCTCTATCATATTATACCATATTCTCCTACACAACTTGTTCTACGAAAAATGACAATTCATAATTTTAACAAAAAAGAAGAATTTAAAGTAACTCCAAAGACGTTCATACAGCGTAAATCTATCTTAGAATCTCTATTGAAATGGCGTGGCTCGGACCCATATATGGACTCCAATTTAGAGTGTAGTGTCCGCACATCACTTTTGAATGGAAAAGTGGGAAATTGGTCATATGGACCACTTTTTCATGAGGGAGCATCTGTTATTATTTCACGTGATGGCCCAAAATGGTTCGTAGATGCCGTCTTTAAAGAGTACAGCGCAGCACAGATAAAGGCTCAGCCAAAATTAAAATATTGTAGTGCGCGCCTCTGGGAGGAATCCGGAATTCTATACAAGGAGGGGGAACATATTTGGAATTTTCCAAACCCTCGTCCTCCCATCCCTAGAATCGATTCAGACTCTTTTGCAGAATACAATTCCTTAATAGATAAACATTTACCACATTTAAGGGGGATATATCCACCCTATTTTCAAAAGTACGCTAAATTTCTCCCTCTTGAATAATGACACGCGCATACTCTAGATGCGGACCAGGCGTCTTTTGTGTTTCTTCAGACCTGATTTTTTTAATAGGGGTTGGTATTCTTGTGGGCGCATTCGTCATGATGAACCGTTACACACCCTATGTTATTTCATCGCCCCCTCCCTCCAATAAAGTTCTCGTAGCACCATCATATCCAGGTAACGGCGACGACCGTTTTACTCGCGCTCCAAAACCAGAGCGAAATTGGGTCGCAACACCTGACCTTTCCGCTGTTTGGAATAGCGGGGCCACTCTTCCCGCTATTCCAACTCGGGGAATTCCCGAAACGTATCAGTCAATGGGAACAATACGCACCGAAGATGGGAAAATTCTACCCCTGTATGGTCGGCGCACAGCATCCCGGTCCGACCGCTTTCAGTACTATACGCGCACCGATACGTATAATCCTGTACAGATTCCTATAGAATATAAGCGGCGGAATTGTCAAGATGATGTCGGTTGCGAGGAATTATATGACCGTGACCATGTGCAATTGGGTCCCTTAAAAACGAGTGGCGAAGTAACAGTCTATAGGTTTTCTGGGCCAACTTATATTCCGTTTGCTTAATTTAGAGGGGGCTATGATGTCTAAAAATAAGTGCCCACCGGGTAATCTTCAATCATTTCCAGTAACGGCTGGATTTTCAGTAACAAATACAACATTTACACAGGCAAAACAACGACCTTTAAATATTCGCTTTAATTGGGGCACAAGAACAACCGCGCCGAATTTTTCGTATGCAACTTCCGGTATTATTGACCATATTCAAAATGACAGTTTGACATCTCTTATGTATAATGAAACTCTTTATACTCTCGCATCTGTACAGCTTACAGGGGCTTCACATAATAATTGGCTGGTTCCTGACAATTTAGAAGTAAGTAAAATAGACAATTTGGAAGATATTATGATAACATTTCAACGGGACATGTACGCGGATCTTAGAGAAGAAGAACCCTATTTTATTATTCTTGTAAATCCTATTATACGAAATTCATCACAAAATGGTAATCCACTCTATCTTGCAAATATGGCAAATCAAATAGCTTCTCCTCTAACTTTAGAAACAATATTTCCGTATATTTCAACAAAAACATATGCTTATTATACTACATGCGTAAATGGAGTAACAACACAAGATCCATATAAGAATATTCTTGTGTTGCTAAATATAAATGGAATGATTGTCTCGGCTGACCTAATGATAAAAATAAAAAGCATGTATAATAAATTCTCAGAAGGGTCTTATCCTACATACGTTCCTCCTGGAAATCTAAGCGTACATTCCAATCCTAATGACAGTATTAAGAGAATACGAGAAGGATTTCAAACGGCTTCCACCTATAGTCCAGGTGCTCCAAATTCACTAAATAGAGGTTCTGCTCCTACATCTCGGTATACAGTAGATAAATGTGTTCCGTTTGACCCTGAAATGCAGATGAACAATGATGGTGTTATTCTTCTGAATAATAATGGACAACCTATGAAAAATATTATAGATGCGCGCACAGTTTCAAAATCAGCATGGACAAAAACACATGTAGGGGTTATACCTCTAAGCACGGTAGAAGAGACTTTTATTTATACAGTTGTAGGATTGTTTGGTTTATTTTTGCTTGGATTGGTTGTGTATTTCGGTTTTATTCGGTGGAACTATACAACAGACACACAAATTAACTCAGGTCAAAAGATATTTTCCTTAATCACAACACTCATATTTCCTCTTTCTGTTTTTATAGTGGGATTCTTTGTAGGAATCTTTACAATGCCAGCGAATTGCAATAACAATTGCCCGAAAGAAAATGACCCTGTCCATAGCAGTATGTTCAAAGGTTTTGCTTCTGTTATTATTGTTTTATTAGGAATTCATCTACTATTTAATATTTATTTTCTATTTTCCGGTAAACTAGTCGAATAGTCCAGATGTAGAATCTTCCGTGTCTAACACGTGTTTCTCATTAATAGATTTGCCGACTCGTTCAAAACGATTCGTCTGATCTTCGGGGCTCGGTTCATACGCCTTTTGGTCTCCTGTCGGTTCATCATGCTCGGGATGTACTTCGCCCTCTACAAGATCTTCAGCGGGAACAGACAAATTGGAAACTGGGGACAAATTTGTCCCTTTTATGCTGGCCTGTTGTAGTTTTCCCTCTATTTTTGTGAGCGTCCTCTTGCGATTTTCTAGGAAGAGTCCGCCGCACGCAAAAAAGAAGGCGAGCGCAAGCGTTAGATTCACTTGAAGAAGATAGAGATTCGCGGTGAGAAGTGCGAAAACACCGACGTAATTCCCAACAAGGGCGTATAAGACCTGTGAAGGTAAATACGGGGCGGCCAAGAAAACGGCGAGACACGCGACTATTTGCGGTAACATCGGAATCGGTTTCATTCTAGTATTGACAGAGATTCCTTCGTTCAATAAATTTGAGCGTATAGAGTTGTATGGCATTAATACGAAAAGGCTACATGGAAACCATTATGACACATCGGGGATATTCTATTCCAAAATACAAGGTGGACGCCGCAAAGACGAAACAGATTCTGGCCGATTTGACCGTTTGTCCAAAACTGAATAAGAAATTCGCCTCGGCGGATGTCCAAGCCGGGCTTACGTTCAAATTGTACAAGGAATCGCCGACTCGCTGGTATCTCCCTCGCGCCTACGGTCTAGAGACGTTCGGGCCGGCCGAATCGTCCGTCTTGTCGGATGGCCTGGACTTGGCGGCGACGGCGGCGGAATTCAAGGGGTCACCGTACCCGTATCAGACGGACATTATCAACTCCTTTCTGGCGGCGGGGTCAAATGGGCTCATCTGCGTCCCTTGTGGAAAGGGCAAGACGTTCATGGCCCTCAAGATTGCGGCGAGTCTTGGGAAGCGGTTTCTCGTGGTCGTGGACAAGGAGTTTCTCATGAACCAGTGGCGTGGCGAGATGTCGGCCCTGATGCCTGGACTCCGTATTGGAATTCTACAGGGCCCGAAATCGCAGGTGGCCGCGACAGAATATGACTGTACAATCTGTATGATTCAGACGCTGTGTGGAAAAGAGTATTCGGAGCAGACGTTCCAGGAATACGGACTCGCCATCTTTGACGAGTGCCATCATCTCGCGGCCCAGCATTTCTCCAAGACGCTCCAGAAGATCCAGACGAAGTGTATGCTGGGGCTGTCAGCGACGCCCACACGGGAAGATGGACTGACAAAAGTCTTCTTCTGGTTTCTGGGGAAGCCGGTGTATTGGGAGAAGGAGCGCGAACCTGACCCGACCGTAGAGGTGATTTCCGTGCTTGTGAAATCGGACGAGGTGGATTATAATACTGTGCCGACCGATTGGCGGGGCGAGACGGTCATGGCGCGTCTGCTCACGAATGTTCTCGGATGTAGCGAGAGGACGGACGAGATTGTGCGCCGAATCGTGGGGCTTTGTGCTGATGCCGGCAGGCGTATTCTCGTGCTCTCGGAGCGGATTGGACATTTGAACGAGATTGAGCGGCGTGTGGCTGGGCTGGATTCTACGCTTACGATGTCATATTACATCGGCGGAATGAAGGAGAAGGTGCGTGAAGAAGGTGCAGCGACAGCACGTATATTACTTGCTTCCTATGCTATGGCATCGGAAGCAATGAATATTAAGACGCTGAATACGGTCATTTTGGCGAGTCCTCGTAAACACGTGGAGCAGAGCACGGGGCGCATTCTACGCGTGCGACCGTCTGAGCGGGTCGTTGTTCCGCTGATTGTGGACATTGTGGATGTGCATCCGATGTATAGGGGTCAGTGGAAGAAGCGGCTGACCTATTACAGGAAGTGCGCGTATAGTTTGAAGACGGAGGGGATGCGCGGAGTTGGGGCTAGGCTGATGGAGCCAGTAGAAGAGGCTGGGGCGCCTGTGCGTATGACGCCTGGAAAGCCGATGTTTATTTAGGGGGGTGTTACATTGTAATAGTTAAAGGTGCGGATGGGGCAGATGATACTTCCGTTGAATCTGTTGTAGATACATATTTAGATACGACTGTAACTATTGCTGAAGCAGCTGGACTACGAATTATGCCTGTAAATGTTTTTGATGCGGTTGTAACTGTTCCTGTCCTTTGCGCAGTATTTGCGACGTTCATCCATGCAGCATGAATACCTGGCTTGTGTGAAGGTTGTCCAATATGATTATCTAATATATAAGCATTATTGTTTGTATATAAGACAAAAGCTCCTGTAGGGTATACTCTTGTATTATCATAAATTTCTATATTTGAAACAGCGACCCATTGATTTTTATATATTGAAAGTGTTTGACTCGCACCACGAAACGCAACTTGGTTATTAGTACCTACTACACTATCTTCTATTGAACTTGGTAGCGTATACCATACTAGAGCATTTGTTAATGTCCATATATAGGAACTTGTAAATCCATTTGGAGCAGTTGCTGTTGGCCAAGTAATTATAATATTCTTATTGGATTCAGAACCAGTTAGACTTGAAAGTGTGAGAACCGGTTCTGGTGGTGGTGATCCTAGTATAAGCATTAAAGGTTCTGATGGGATAGATGATATTTCCGTTGAATCTGTTGTGGATATATATTTAGATACGACTGTAACCGTTGGTACTGATGAAGAAACTGGACTATGAATTATTCCTGTAAATGTTTTTGATGCTGTTGTGACTGTTCCTGTCGTTTGTATAATACTTGCAACGTTCATCCATCTATGATAACTACCTGGTATCCATCCTCCATGAAATCCAGATTGTCCAACACCTTCATTTAATATATAAGCATTATTGTTTGTATATAAGACAAAAGCTCCTGTAGGATATACTCTTGTATTATCATAAATTTCTATATTTGAAACAGCGACCCATTGATTTTTATATACTGAAAGTGTTTTACTAGCACCACGAAACGCAACTTGGTTATTCGTACCTACTACACTATCTCCTATTGAACTTGGTAGCGTATTCCATACTAGAGCATTTGTTAATGTCCATGTATAGGAACTTGTAAATCCATTTGGAGCAGTTAATGTTGGCCAAGTAATCGTATGATTCATATTATTTTGAGAAAATGTTGTATTTGAAAGTGTGAGAACCGGTTCTGGTGGGTATGGTTGTGATGCTATTGTAAGTGTTAAAGGTTCTGATGGGATAGATGATATTTCCGTTGAATCTGTTGTGGATATATATTTAGATATAACTGTAACCGTTGGTAGTGGGAAAGTGGCTGGAGGACGAATTATGCCTGTAAATGTTTTTGATGCTGTTGTGACTGTTCCTGTCGTTTGTATAATACTTGCGACGTTCATCCATCTATGATAACTACCTGGTATATATCCTCCAAGAAATCCAGATTGTCCAACACCTTCATTTAATATATAAACATTATTATCTGTAAATAAAACAAAACCACCTGTAGGGTATGATTTTGTATTATCATAGATTTCTATATCTGAAACAGCGACCCATTGATTTTTATATACTGAAAGTGTTTTACTAGCACCACGAAACGCAACTTGGTTAATCGTACCTACTACACTATCTCCTATTGAACTTGGTAGCGTATTCCATACTAGAGCATTTGTTAATGTCCATGTATAGGAACTTGTAAATCCATTTGGAGCAGTTAATGTTGGCCAAGTAATCGTAGGATTCGTATTATTTTCAAAACCTGTTAGACTTGAAAGTGTGAGGACTGGTCTTGAAGGTGCTAGTTGTATTAACAAGGAAGATGGGGGTGATGTGAGAGTTTCTGAACTAGATGTATATATCGCTCTGACAACTATACTATTGCTAGAACTCTCAGGTAATCCTGTAATATTTACGGTTGTTGTTTCAGCTGTAAGTGCTATAGGTACTGCATTGTTCAAAGAGTAGTTATACGATCTTGTGTAAGCCGCATTTCCAGGTGCAGCAACATGTGTCCAACTAATACTAAATGCTGTAGATGTTACAGAAGCTGCGACTAGAGTTATAGAAGGGGCTGGAGGTACTAGTTGTATTGATAACGAATTTGATGGGAGTGATGTGAGAGTTTCTGAACTAGATGTATATATCGCTCTGAGAACTACACTATTATTAGAGCCCGCAATTAATCCTGTAATAGTTACGGTTGTTCCAGCTCCTGCCGACATATCTGTTCCACCGTTCAAAGAGTAACTATACGATCTTGTATAAGCCCCATTTCCAGGTGCAGCAACATGTGCCCAACTAATACGGAATGCTGTAGATGTTACAGAAGCTGCGTCTAGAGTTATAGAAGGGGCTGGAGGTGCTAGTTGTATTGATAACGAATTTGATGGGAGTGATATAAGAGTATCTGAACCAGATGTGTATATCGTTCTAAGAACTATAGTATGACTAGAGCCCACAGTTAATCCTGGAATATTTAGGGTTGTTGCTCCAGTTAGTACCGCTATAGGTCCTCCACCGTTCAAGGAATAAGTATACGATGTTGTATAAACCGTATTTCCAGGTGCAGCAACATGTGTCCAACTAATACTAAATGCTGTAGATGTTACAGAAGCTGCTACTAGAGTTATAGAAGGGGCTGGAGGTAATAATTGTACATAACGAATTAGAGAAGCAGTTGAATCATCCCCATTTATTCCTGTTACGATTATACTAGTATAACTATGTGCTGGGGCTGTAATTGTTGCTGTATTTGTGCCACTCAATGTAAGAGCTTGCGCGGCCCCGCCATTCAAAATGTATGTATAGGATGTTGCATAATCTGAGCCGCGAGAGGTGACTGTTAGTACGAAATTTGTATTTGTTACGGAAGTAATTGTGAACATCGGTTGGCCTGGTGGAGTGAAATTGAGGGTTTCTGAAAATGTCGCAGTTACAAAAAATTGCGCTGTAGGGTCTACTAAGGGTAGCCTTGTAGTATTATTATACGGACCCGCAAACGGTCTATCGGGCAAAGTGTAGTATTGATTGTTTATACCTTCGGCCTGTGTTCCATTTGGATATAGGGCTGTGTTTGTTGTCGCTGGATAATTACCGGATATAGGAATTACATGAGCTGATGAAACAGTTGTATCAGCGCTATATGGTCTTCTAATAAGTGTTTTTGTTAACGCAAATGAATTTGCTGGAACAGGTGTTGATAATTTTGCTTCACAATAGCCGGTGCGGGTGAATTCTCGCGACCTTCGTATAGTATTATTCTGTATATCATGAAAATATATGGTACTTAATACAGAATTTGAATATGAATTACTCTTTTTATTACGTCCTATGCGTATTTTGTCCCTTTGAAGGCGCCCCTTTGAGTTTGGTTCAATACTAATTGGTGATTCAATTCCAGGCCATACAAACTTTCCAGGGCCAAATGAACTTGCTAATGTAATTCCTGTAGGGAGTGTTACATCATAATACCCATCTGTATAGGCTGGTGCGGGGGTAATAGTACCAAAGTCCTCAATATTAAATATCGGGTCGGTACTACCAACCGTTAAGCTGGCCCATGAAGAAAAATAAGTGGATAAATCACGAGGTTCAACAATTGTTATAATTTTATAGTTGTCATTTCTGGCGCATTTCCACTTATTATCGGCGTAATAACGATACTGAGTACTTGCTGGACATTGTGGGTCGGACCAGAGGCGCTGTGGGTCCCACATCCCGTTGGGGGACGCATCCGGATCAGAACTATATAACACTCCGCACGCAGTCGTCCCAGAATATGTAGAAACACTATTAAAAATAGGATCAATTTTACGAATAAGATAATTACCCGCATCCAACACATATACAAATCCCCAAGAATCCATAATGATCGCCATTGGATTATTAAATGAACAGTTCGTGATGTTGACTGTAGGAGCTGGTGAAGGTGTTGATCTATCCGCTGTATTTAACTGACAGCTCAATCCTTCCCTAGTAGCTCCACCAAACACTTTTAGTAACAATCCATTAGAGGTATTATACGCATAAACTTTATTTTCACTTAGACTACAAATCCATAATTGGGTTTCATCATTACTTAAAGTAATCGCTCTTAGGTTACTATTGCTAATAAATACGGAATTTGGGTGGGTTATACTTTGAGTAACGCTTACTTTATATACACCACTATTAGTTGTATAATATATTGTATCCGTGGAAGAAACTACCATCGCATATATAGTAGTAGGAACACTTGTAACACAGGTCTCAATAATCTTCTCAGTAGTCGGAAAACTCCAAATAGCACCATCTGTGCCTGGAACTACAGTTACACCCGTCGGTGGAGACTGCCGATAATATGGTCCTAACGATGCTCCTAGCGGCCAAGTATTATTATATTGAGAGCCGAGTCCCGCGAGTATGCGCGGCACCCTATTATAATATGCGTCCATAAGTGTCACAGTTGCTCCCTGTAGACTCGTATCTGCCGTGGGTAGACTTATCAAAGTTGGTGTCCCAGTATACGTAGAATATACGGAAACAGAAGTAATAAAATGTTCTTGGCCGAGGTCAAGTTCTGTATAAGTGGTCGGTAGATTAATTGCTGTAGTTGCGTTGTAAGTATTTCCAAAATGATAAATCGGTGATCCATTGGACGATTTCGCGGAGTTTTTAAACGCCAAATTTCTCCCCAAAGAATCTACAACGACCAAATTGTATATTTGCGCGTTTGCAGCGGCTGTATTTATCCCAATGTATCGTGTTTTAATACCCCAATTCGGATAGGGTTGTATGGCGGTTGGAATTGTTGCTGGGAATGTTATTGCTGAAATCGTGACTGTATTTCCTAATTCGTTATATGCTGTTACTGTGGGGTTTGAGCCGGCTGATAGGTATACTTTTATATTATTTATAGAGTATGACGCGGCTAAATCGATTTCAAGTCTAGGATTCATCTCATTTATATTCACATCACTCGCATATGACCCATTAAATGTATTATAGATCACTGGGTAACTGCTAGCTAATCTTATTGCGTTCAACACATTTTCTACGATGTTTTCGCAGTTATTACATGCTGTTAGAGCAGCATTTATTGCAGATATAGCTGTCTCAACTTTCAATTGCATTTGCTCGAGTGAGTAATTCAAATTATTTTGTGCTGAAAATCCTGCAGCCTGGGTTGTTTGTGAGGCTGTCATGGCTGCTGTTGCTGCGCTAGTTGCAGCAGTAGCCAGCTCTGTAGCTCCTATTTGTGTGGCCGCACTGGCAGCATTACTAGCCTGATCACTCGCTGTTGAAGCATTTATCGACACCTCCATTGCCGCATTTCCCACCGCTAGACAGTGAGGGCGCGCCGCCCCCGCCGGCGCCGCTGCCACCACCC